GTACCTTCAGTAGTGAATACTCATCTGGAGATGTAATGATAGGTGCGGGTATGGCCTATAACGTAGGTAATACTGCTATTGTAAGTACTTTTGCTAATTTCAGCAGTGTAAGAACAGGTCTTAAAATTAATAGAGGTTCAATTGCATTTGCTGGAACCTCAAGTGCAAGTGCAACTGCAGTTGGAAGTTCTTTAACTACAGTAGATACATTTTCTCATAACACTGTAACTGGTGATACCACTACTACTGGTGGATTAACACTTAATGGTCATATACAACAAAACAACGCAAACGAAATAAGAGGTAAAGATACGGGTGGAAATGTTCGTACTATTATGCGAATAAACAGTTCTAACCAATTAGAGTATGGTTGGTCAGCTAATGGCCCAGTTAAAATTATGGGTGGTGGTTCTTATACTACACGAATATTTATAGGAACAGATGGTAACACTGCTGTAACTGGTAATTTGTCATCAAGTGGCGATATGACTGTTGGAGGAAACTTAATAGTCAATGGTACAACTACTACAATCAATACAGCTAATTTAAATGTAGAAGATAAGAATATAACATTAAATTATCATGCATCTAACGATACTTCAAGTAGTGCAGATGGAGCTGGTATAACAATTCAAGATGCGGTTAATGGAAGTACAGATGCTTCTTTAACTTGGAATGCAGCCGGAGATAAGTTTATATTCTCACATATATTGAGAATGTTTGGCAATATTGAGCTGCCAGATAATGTAAAACTAATTGCTGGTGACTCTAATGATTATTCAATTATGCATCATACTAATGGACACACTTATGTATCAGGAAGCTCAGTAAGACATGGCTCTAATGCATTTAGAGTAATGAATCTTGCTGATACTGAAACGCAAATAGAAGCTTTAGCAGATGGTGCAGTAACACTTTACCATAATGGTCAACCAAAAATAGCCACAGCAAGTGGTGGTGTTAATGTTACAGGAACTACAATAATAGATGCTAACGGTGGTACTGATAATTATTATTTAAAACTCCAAGAATCTGGTGCTGATAGATTTACTATATATGAAAATGGTAATAATGTTTGGTTCAATGGTGGGCCGGGTAGCACATTCTTTAGACCAAGACAAAATGGAGGGAGTGGTAACTTTGCAGTTTTAGGAAGTAATGTTGGGGTTGGAGTTTCTTCACCATCAAATGCTCTTTCTGTAAGCGGTGTTATAACTGCGGGAGGTAATTTTACAGCGGCAGGTGTAGGAGGAACACCAGGAGATGCAAATACTGCAGAAGTTGGTCCGGGTTATATAAACTTAGCAAGAGACGATACTGCAAGTGCAAAACAAATATTATTTGGAAAAAACGGTTCAGTCCATTCTTTCTTAGAGACTAGTTCCTCAGGTTTAAATATTGGCGGTGCTAATGTTGGTATCAGCACTGCACCTACACATAAACTTCATGTAGCAGGTGATATCAGAATTAATAATGGTGGTGCATTAAAACTCTATAATACAGCTGGAAATGCTTGGGCAGAATTCAGACTTGATAATACAAGTGACCAAGTAACTCACCAAAGAACACTTAGACTGCAAACAGACTTAGCATATAATTTAGGTACTCCAAGTTATAGGTATGGTTATGTATATTCTAAGTACGCTCAAGCTTCCGAAGGTTTGACAAGTGATGGTATTTCAAGACAAACTGTTTGGAGAGCTGTAAATAATTCAGGAAGTAGTGGAACAAGATACGTAAAAATATGTAGAATTACAGCATCACAATCAGCAAGAGCACGTATTGATCTTACGGGAAGAGAAACAAGCTATGGTGACGGATCTCTACCTGCGTTTGGTCGTCTAGTCGGTCAATTAAATAACGACAATAACTATGACTTTACATATTATAATTACCATACAGGAAGTTCACAAGTAGTTACTGAAATTGGTCAAGTTGATGTTGATTCTAATAGTACAGATATATATGTAAGAATAACTAGCTTTGCAGAAGTTGGTGCAGTAGGTGTAATTTCAGAAGGTACTATCTTACCTACAACAGGAAATACTGGAGCAGCACAGGGTACATCAAGTGCTCCTACGGGCTATACAGCAATTACCGCTCAGAAAATACTGCTGGAAAATACTGCTGGAAATGTCGGTATTGGAACAACCAGTCCTGGTGGTAAACTTGATGTACGTGGAGATTTACACGTAGGTTCTGGAGGTAATAAGGCAAGATTAAAATCTGATGGTACACACACCTATTTAGATGCTATACCTAGCAATAGTGATATAATATTTAGAAATGCTGGATCAGTCGAAAAAATGAGACTAGTCAATACTGGCGTGCTTCAATTAACATCAGCTATAAATGGGTATTTAAATGCTACTACTGTAGGCATGGAACTAGACATAAATAGAAACCCTGAAACTGGTGCTTTTAAAAATACCGGACTTAGTCACGCAAGAATAATAATGAGAGGTGATACTGCAGCAAACGGAGGCTCTAATATTAAATTTGTTACTTCTCCAGCTGTTAATACTGTTGGAACAACAAAAATGACTGTTGCAGGCGATGGGCACGTTGGTATCGGAACAACTGGTCCACAAACACTTCTTCATATTGAAGGAAGTACAAATAGCTATAACTCTGCTCCTCTTATATATTTCGGAAGCACAAGTACAGCAAATGCAGCAGTAAGAGACTGGGCTATTGGACCAGCAGACTCAAACTATGGTAATTTTCATATATTCCAAGGGGCTTCTACAGGAGCAAGTGCAGTTGGTACTTCTCAGATTGCGCTTACAATAGATTCAAATAAGCAAGTTGGTATCGGACCGGGTATGCAGTCTCCAGCAGCTGCTCTAGACGTTCAAGGTTCAAGCGCTTTGTTTATGACCAGAACTTCTAGTGGTCTAGCAACTTACATAGAAAATGATGGTGGATATGCCGCACTATACTTATATCAAATAGGAGGAAGCCCTAAAGTAGCAATTCATGGAAATGGAAGTTCTTATTTTAATGGCGGAAACGTTGGTATTGGAACAGCCAGTCCAGGTAAAAAACTAGAAGTAAATGTAGGAAGTGGCAATACTGATGGTATTAGAATTACTGGCAGCTCCGCAAATACTTCTCTTATAATTAACAACACTGGTAGTAATGGTGTTGCTTGGGATATATCCTCAACAGGTGCAGGACATGGATATGGAGAAGGAGCCTTACACTTTGGAGTAGGTTTTGGCCATCCAAAGATGAAAATAACTAGTGACGGCAAAGTTGGTATTGGCTTAAACCATCCCTCAGAAAAGTTAGTTGTTAATGTTAATAGCGCAGGCATTAAAGCGGGTCTAATATTAAACAATCAACATGGATATGGGGTTGGCGCTGGCGTAGCTGCAACAGCATTACAGTTTGCTAGAGATAATGCACCAGATAATGGACAAACTGTTATTAGTGGACAAATTTATTCTGGTAATGAAAATGAACAAACAAGTAACCCTTGCATGATGGCATTTTCAACTAAGTCAGGTACATCGCCATATACTCTAACAGAGCATATGCGAATAGCCTCAACTGGCAATGTTGGTATAGGAACTACTAATCCTCAGCAAAAATTAGATGTTGCAGATAATACAGACGTTTCAGCAAGAATAGGTAGAGCTAACATTGGTCATTCAGGCCATAATGATTATGCAGGATTTTCACACCGAGATCAACTTGGATCTACTCAGTATGCATTATTACAAAGTTCTTCAGGACAAACTTTTTTAAATTCAACATCAGGTCAGGTGTTGAATTTCAGAATAGGTAACTCTCAGAAAGCAACAATAACTAGTAGTGGTCTTAATATGGCTTCAGGTACTGATATTCAGCATAACGGTACTGTAGTACTAAATGGCAGTAGATATATTGGAAATGTAGATAGATTATATTTAGGTAGTACAAATAATTTTAATGGTAATTTTTTATCCGGTGATGCAAATTGTGTAAAGGTAAATGATGGCTGTGATATTGAATTATTTAATAGCTCTGCTACATCAAATGGTAGTGTGCATTTACCTAGGCAAGGTTACTTAACATTCTTTGGTGATGGAAATATAGCTCATTCTATTGGTGCTCAGAATAGTGATTCATTAAGAATTAACTCTTATGGCCAAGTAAATATTAATCTTGACTCTAATGGTAATGATGCAAGTGCAAACTTTACAATTGGAAGACATGCTGGTGCAAGTAATGCATTTGGTACAAGTGATGTATTATTTAGAGTATTTGAAAATGATGGAGATGTAGTTGCGAAGGGTGATGTTACAGCATTTGGTTCTTTCTCGGATAAAAGATTAAAAGAAAATATAAAAACAATTGAGAAACCTATTGAAAAGATAATGACATTATCAGGTGTTACATTTAATTATAAAGATAGCGGTAAAAAATCAACAGGTCTTATTGCACAAGATTTAGAAGAAGTCTTGCCAGAAGCAGTATATGAAACAGAAAACATAGGTGCTCCACCTGCTGAAGACCCAGCAAATGATAAAGGAGAAAATAAAGTTAAGGCTATTAGATATGGTAATACTGTAGGTTTATTAGTTGAAGCAATAAAAGAGCAACAAAGTATTATAAATAGATTAGAGAAAAGAATTAAAACCTTGGAAGGAAAAAAGAATGGCAATAAATAAATCAGTAAAAATTGAAAGAGTAGAAGTTTTTCCTGCGACAAGTGATGATGTGAATAGTAATAAAGGACATCCAAGTGTGCACGTTATTAGTACAATAACATTTGTCGGTACAGGACAAAATTTGTCAGATAAAGATTTACCTTTAGTGCAGTCTGCACATAAAATATTATATTATTATTCAGACGAAGATAAACTAACTAAGACATCCACAGCTGGAGAAGATACATTAGTAAGATTAATTGCTAATGGTGTTTGGAGTTAATATGGCAAAACCAAATAGTAAAGATACATTTAAAGATTATTGTTTAAGACAATTGGGTGCACCTGTTATAGAAGTAAATATAGACGACGACCAATTAGATGATAGAGTAGATGAAGCTCTACAATATTATCAAGAGTATCATACAGATGCAACTGAAAGATTTTTCTTAAAACATAAAGTCACTGGTTCTAAATTAGCATTTAGTGGATTATCTGGTACATTCGTAGTAGGAGATACTGTAACTGGTAGTACATCTGGTGCAAAGGCTGTAGTAGCAAAAATAGATGGTGCTGCACTACTATATAAGGTAGTAAAAGATGATAGTTTATCATTCCAAGCAAATGAAACTATCACAGGAGACACCTCAGGGGCCACAGCAACGATAACCACTATTACAATAGGTGACTTTGAGAATAAATATATTACTACAAATGAACTAATTCAACAAGTTGTTCAGGTTATGCCAATAAGAGATTCTGTATCATCAAATGATATGTTTGATGTTAGATATCAAATACACTTACACGATCTATATAACTTAGGATTTATGGGAAGCTTAGCAGAATACGTAATGAGTATGCAATATCTTGATATGTTAGATAAAGTAATTGATGCTGATAGCAAATCTATTGGGTTTGAAAGACATAAAAATAGATTAACAATATTTATGGACTGGGACGAAGAATTATTAATTGATGACCACATCATAGTTGAGTGTTATCGTATAATTGACCCAGACACATTTACAGATGTTTATAACGACTATTATTTAAAAAAATATGCAACCGCACTTATCAAAAGACAATGGGGTCAGAACCTATTAAAGTTTGAAGGTATGCAAATGCCAGGTGGAGTTACCTTTAATGGTAGACAAATATACGATGATGCAACTGCAGAATTAGAAAAGCTCGAAGAAGAAATGCGACTAAATTGGGAACAACCAGTTGATTTCTATAGTGGATAAAATATGCCTAGAAATGTATACTTTTCACAGGCCGTAAAATCTGAACAGAATCTTTACGAAGACCTGATAATTGAATCACTAAAAATATATGGACAAGATGTCTTTTATATTCCTCGTGTGCTTGTTAATAGAGATAATATATTAGGTGAAGATGCTGCATCAAAATTTGATGATGCATATCTAATAGAAATGTATATCGAAAATGTTGATGGCTTCGAAGGTTCAGGTGATCTATATTCTAAGTTTGGTTTAGAAATTCAAGATGATGTTACTTTTGTAGTATCACGAAGAATGTGGAATCAAGGTATTGGAAAGTTTAGTTCAAACCAAATAAGCCCTAGACCACAAGAAGGTGATTTAATCTTCTTACCAATGACAAACACATTCTTTGAAATAGAATTTGTAGAACACGAAGACCCTTTTTATCAATTAAAGAATTTACCAACATATAAACTCAAGTGTACTAAGTTTGAATATAGTGACGAGAAGTTTGATACAGGCTTAGCAGAAATTGATAATGAAATTGCAGAAGATAGTTATAAAGTAACTATAGATGTTAATACTACAAATACACAATTCCCAGAGTTAGGTGAAATAGTCAGACAGACTGTTTCTACAGGTGTTCAAGTATTTGGTGAGGTAGTTGAAAGGACTAAAACCTCAGCAACAAATGGACAAATTAAAATACAAAATATTGGAGTCACAGGCTCTAATGATGCTAAAGACTTTTTGGTCGATGCATCAAAACCACTTGTCGGAGATACTTCTACAGTAAGTGTCACAATAACAAAAATATATGGATTAGCTGATGCGACAGGTGAGGCATTTATAGATGATGGTGCCGCAGAAAATATAACCTATGAAGCCTTTGAATCTGGCTTTATGGATTTCAGTGAAAGTAATCCATTTGGAGAACCATAATGTTCGGAGATCATTTTTATCATGCTACAATGCGAAAATCCGTAGCAGTATTTGGTACACTATTTAATGACCTAAAGGTTATAAGAAAGAATGCTGGTGGTGGTGTATTAAATCAAATAAGAGTACCATTAGCGTATGGACCTAAAGAAAAGTTTTTAGCTAGACTGGATCAGGCTACACAATCAGATGCATCCATTGCAATTAAATTACCAAGAATGGCATTTGATATTACAAGTTTAAGCCTAGATACTACAGCAAAACTCAATAGAAGAAATCAGATAGCAGAAGATAACATTAGTGATGTTACAAAAAGAAAAGTAATTAAACACTATACTGCTTATGATATTGGAATGTCATTATATATTATGGCAAAGAACCAAGATGATGGTTTGCAAATCATGGAACAAATATTACCATATTTCCAACCAGAGTATTCAGTCACAATTAAACCTGTAGATAACTTTGACCACAAACAAGATGTTCAAGTTATTTTAAATGATGTTGGTATAGAAGATAATTACGAAGGTGATTTTACAGAACGAAGAGTATTAACATATACACTTAACTTCACAATGAAGATGAAGTTCTATGGACCTACAGGAGATTCAAATCTTATTAGAGAAGTTAAACTTGACTTTCACGATAAAGATAATATTACTAGAACATTTGAAGAAATGGATTTCACAATTAATCCTACTTCAGCAAAAGAGAGTGATACTCATACCGTAGTAACTACAATTACAGAAGGCGGATAATGAGCAAAGATAAGATTATGAAAAATTTGGAAAAGAATGTCCCTGCGATACAGGAAAATAAACCTATATCGATCAATAAAGATGTAAAAGATGATTATGATTTTTCTAGGAGAACGTATAAAGATTTAATTAACGTTGGTACTAGGTCCTTAGATGTTTTGGCTGAACTCGCGCGTGAGAGCGAGCACCCACGAGCCTTTGAAGTTTTATCTAAAAGTATCAAAGATATCGGTGATACTACCGAGAAACTAATGAAACTACAGAAAGATAAAGAAGATTTAAAGAAAGTTCAAGACACAGCAAAGAAAGTTACTAATAATAATGTATTCGTTGGTAGTACTACCGACTTACAAAGATTGTTATTAGATAAGGACAATGTGATAGATGCAAAGAGTAAAGAATAACGAATTTGGATATTTAGGAAATCCCTCAGTAAAACGTGATGGGGTTGAGGCTTCTTTTACAAAAGAAGAAATAAAAGAATATGCCAAGTGCATGAAAGACCCAGTATACTTTGCCAAGAATTATATTAAAATTATTTCATTAGATGAAGGCTTAGTACCTTTTAATCTATATCCTTATCAGAAAAAAATGTTTAAACATTTTAATGATAATAGATTTAGTATTGTTTTGGCATGTAGACAATCAGGTAAATCTATTTCATCAGTTGTTTATCTCTTATGGTATGCAGTCTTTCACCCAGAAAAAACAATAGCAATCTTAGCAAACAAAGGTGCGGTTGCAAGAGAGATGTTAGCTCGTATTACTCTTGCCTTAGAGAATCTTCCATTCTTTTTACAGCCAGGTTGTAAAGCATTAAATAAAGGTAGTGTTGAATTTAGTAATAATAGTAAGATCATAGCATCGGCAACATCTGGTAATTCTATAAGGGGTTTATCTATTAATTTATTATTCTTAGATGAGTTTGCCTTTGTAGAAAATGATGCTCAGTTCTATACATCAACATATCCAGTTGTAACGGCTGGTAAAGATACACAAATTATTATTACTTCTACAGCAAATGGTATAGGTAATGTCTATCATAAATTATGGGAAGGAGCTTCACAGGGTACAAATGATTTTAAACCATTTAGAGTTGATTGGTGGGATGTACCAGGAAGAAATAAAACTTGGAAGAAACAAACAGTAGCGAATACTTCGGAATTACAGTTTGAACAAGAGTTTGGTAATACATTTCATGGAAGAGGTAATACACTTATTGGAGCAAATCATTTATTGGCACAAAAGAGTAGAGACCCTATGTGGTATAAAGAAAATGTATATGTATATGAGGAACCACAAGAAGGCCATGAATATGTAATGACCGTAGATGTTTCTAAGGGTAAAGCACAAGACTATAGTACATTTAATATTATAGATGTTACCACAAAACCCTTTGAGCAGGTATGCGTATTTCGTGATAATAATATATCGCCAATGCTATTACCAGATATAGTATTTAAATATGCAAGAACTTATAATGACGCTTATGTTATTATAGAAAGTAATGACCAAGGAAGTATTGTTTGTAATGGATTATATTATGAATTAGAATATGAAAATATGTTTGTTGAATCTACAGTGAAGGCTAATGCTTTAGGGGCGACAATGACCAAAAGAGTAAAGCGAATAGGTTGTTCTACTGCAAAAGATTTAATCGAACAAAATAAAATTAAGATACATGATGCGCAAACAATAGTCGAAATGAGTACCTTTGTTTCAAGAGGTTCTAGTTGGATGGCACTACCACCAAATCATGACGATCTAATGATGAATTTAGTATTATTCTCGTGGTTTGTCACAACTGATATATTTGAATCGTTAACTAATATTGATATGAAAAATATGTTATATAAAGAAAGATTAAAAGCAATACAAGATGATATGTTACCATTTGGATTTATTGAGGATGGTAGTTCTAACAATGATAAATATATAAAAGACGAAGAAGGAAATATCTGGTTCGAGGAAAAACAATGGAAAGGTTCAACGACTTTTTAACAGAAAAAGTAGATAAGAAAGAAATGCAAAAATTGCATGTGGTTATTCTCGGCTTGGGTGACGAAGAAGGAACCTTTGCAGATATCGTACAAAAACTATCTAAGAAATATAATATAACACATACTATGGTAGATGTCAATGAGGCTTACATAGCTTCTAGTGATATTGAGATTGGTGAAGTATTAGTTAAAAATATAGATGGTAAAGATAAAGATGCTACTTTAAACATGCATGAATCTTTAGTATTTGTTAGAGCTGGAGCTGTTAAGAATTTGACATCTCAAGCATTGGTATCGACATTACAAACAATCGGATTCTTTCTTATAAATGATTTAGAAGCTATGTTATTATGTGATAATAAGATGGCATCAACGGTTGCTTTGGAAAGAAATAATATTCCTGTACCAAGAACAGCAATTATTAATAATATAAAGAGTGTAGAAGATGCTCATAAAAAGATTGGTGGTAAGTTCCCTGTTATAATTAAAACACTAAAGGGTACTCAAGGTATTGGTGTTTCAAAGGTAAATGATATGAGTTCATTAACTTCTGTAGTACAATCTCTATGGAAATTTAATGCTGATCTACTTATACAAGAATTCTTTAACCTGAAATCAGACATTAGAACTCTTTTAGTTGGTAATAATATTATTGCAAGTGCTGAAAGAAAGAAAGTAGATAATAAAGAGTTTAGAAATAACGTACATTTAGGTGCAGAAACATTACCCTATACACTATCAGACGAAGAGAAAAGATTAGTAATCAATGCTGCAAGAACCAGTGGTGCTCACTATTGTGGTGTAGATCATTGTAAGATTAATAATAAGTTTTATATATTAGAAATCAATGGTTCACCTGGTATAAGATCACACTTTATGGGTTATAACCCAGAAGATAATAAGCCAACTGGTAAGAAAGTGAGTGATGTAGATGTATTAGAAACAGTATTATTATGGTTTAGTGATGAAGCAAACAGACGACCATTCATGCGACAAGAAGTAGGATATATAGAAAGTATCATGTTAGATGGTTACGATAAGAATTTAATTAGAGCAAAGTTTGATACTGGTAATTCAGCATCAGCAACTATGCTTCATGTAGATAAATTAAAAATTGAAGGCGATAGAGCTATATGGACCAAGAATGGTTTAACATTTGATAGCGAAATTGTTGATCTATCAACACCTAGAAGAGGCGGTAAGCCATTTGATACTAGGCCAGTGATAGAACATGGTATAACCTTCAATAATAAAAAATATAATATAGAAATAGGACTTACAGAAAAAGACACAGCTAGTGAAATGTTGGTAAACAGAAAAACTATGACTAAATTAAGAGTTGCGGTCAATCCAAATAGGAGATATATCGTTAGTGATTACGCTCCACCAGATGACGATTACACTAGAGACTAAGTGTTAAGAAACCTTTAATTATAAATAATAGTATTGAATATTCGTATTATGAAAAACATATTAACTAACTCAAAAAATAGAGGATAAAGCGATGGCATTTCAAGTATCACCCGGCGTCAGAATAAAAGAGGTTGACGCCACCAATGTTGTTCCAGCTACATCGAGTTCAATCGGTGGATTTGTTGGTGCATTCAATTGGGGACCGGTTGAGAAAGTTACCCTGGTAGGTTCCGAGAACCAATTAGCAGAAACTTTTTATCAACCAGACGACAGTACAGCGAAATACTTTCTACCAGCTGCAGGATTTCTAAAATATGGAAATGCTCTAAAGGTAGTACGTGTAGTTGACAGTTCAGCAAAGAACGCTCACTCAGAGGGTGCTAGCACAAACAGTCAATCCGCAGTAACTGTAAAAAATGACGATAATTATCTTTCACAAGTTGACGGTTTAAACGCCGCCATCAATTGGGTTGCTAAATTTCCTGGATTACTAGGAAATAGCTTAAGAGTAGAAATATGTCCAGTATCAGGCAGTGATTCTGTATTTAACGCATGGGCTTATGCGGGTCAATTTGATTCAGCACCAGGCACAAGCGTTGATGCAAATGCTGTCAATAAAGCAGGTGATGAAATTCACGTTGTTGTTTTAGATAAAGATGGTTTAATTACAGGAACTCGAAATACAGTTCTTGAAAGATACTCTCATGTATCACAACTATCTGACGTCAAAGACGCTTCAGGAGCATCATTACATTATAAAGATGTTATTAATAACTCATCTGATTGGATTAGATGGGCTAACCATGACAGTTCAAGCTTTACAGATGCAGGTAAAACATTAGCAGCAGGGTCAAACCAATTATCAAATGCTACAGTAGATACACATACAAGTGTATTAGTATTTGAATTCTTGGATGGCGTTGATGGTAATGCACCTACCACTGGAAATATAGCTACAGGGTATGATTTCTTCAATGACAGTAATGTCGAAGAAGTTAGCCTTCTGTTTGCATCAGCAGATGCGAATGGAGCAATAACAATAGCCAATGATCTAATCGGAATTGCAACAGCAAGAAAAGATTGTATGGCATTTGTGTCACCACCATTAGAAGATACAATTAATAATGTATCAACACCAGTAGATAACGTATTAGCATTTGCTAATTTGTTAACAGATAGTTCATACGGCTTCTGTGATTCAGGCGCACTATATGTGTACGATAAGTACAATGATAAATTCAGATATATAGCAGCTTCTGGACACATGGCAGGACTATGCGCAAATACTGATAATGTTGCTGATGCATGGTTTAGTCCAGCAGGATTAACCAGAGGAGCACTCTTAGGCGTAGTAAAATTAGCACACAATCCAGATTCAACTGGAAGGGATAAACTTTATAAAGGTAGAGTAAACCCAATAGTATCAATGCCTGGACAAGGTATTATATTATTCGGTGATAAAACACTTCTAAAAAGACCTTCTGCGTTTGATCGCGTAAATGTGAGAAGATTATTTATTGCATTAGAAAAATCAATTAGTACAGCCGCTAAAGGGCAACTATTTGAATTTAATGACGAATTCACAAGAGCACAGTTCTTAAACTTAGTAGAGCCGTTCTTACGTGACGTAAAAGGAAGACGAGGTATCACAGACTTTAATGTGGTATGTGATGGAAGTAATAACACTTCACAAGTAATAGATAGTAACCAATTTGTAGCTGATATATTTATCAAACCTGCAAGAAGTATTAACTTCATAACACTATCATTTATTGCTACAAGAAGTGGTGTAGAGTTCAGCGAAATCGCTGGACAAGTTTAAGGAGATAAAAAATGGCAATTTTAGGCGTAGACGATTTTAAATCAAAACTCGTAGGCGGTGGCGCAAGAAGTAATCTCTTTAAGGTTACATTGAACTTTCCAGCCTATGCACAAGGAGATGTAGAATTATCATCTTTCATGTGTAAAGGATCACAGCTTCCAGCTTCAGCAGTAGCTAAATTAGAAATACCTTTCAGAGGTAGAAATTTAGCAGTTGCAGGAGATAGAACATTTGAAGATTGGACCGTTACAATTATTAACGATACAGGATTCGAAGTTCGCGATGCGATGGAAAGGTGGATGGATGGTATATCCGGTCATTCAGTCAATACTGGTTTAACAAATCCTTCAGATTATAAAGCTGATGGAGTAGTTGAGCAATTAGACAAAGATGGCACAGTCATAAAGAAATATGACTTTAGAGGTGTTGTACCAAACAACATAGCAGCTATAGACTTAGCTTACGACGGAACAGGTATAGAAGAATTTGCAGTAACCTTTGGTTACGACTATTGGGAATCCAATACAACTTCTTAATACCTTATAAATATATTAGAGGGGCAGGCAAACTGCCCCAATAATATGAGAAATTTAATATGGCAGACGAAAAAGATTTAATACAAGAAGGTAAGAATGACGGTGTTTCTTTTTTCGGATTTGAAATCCGCAGAAAAAAGAATGACAAACCTTTAAGACCTTCATTTGTACCAAAGACAGAAGAAGATGGCGCAGGAATAATTACAACCGGCGGACATTTTGGTGCATACTTAGACGTTGATGGTGATAAAGCTAAATCAGAAATTGATTTAATTTTTAAATATAGAGATATTGCTACTCAACCAGAATGTGATGCAGCAGTAGAAGATATCGTAAATGAATCAATTGTAGGTGATAACGAATCAGCACCAATTGCAATTGTTTTAGACGAATTAGAAGAATCTGATAAGATCAAAGAATCTATAAGACATGAGTTTGATGTAGTAACTAGACTACTTAACTTTAATCAATATGCACATGATATATTCAGAAAGTGGTATGTTGATGGTAGATTACCTTATCACATTATAATAGATAAAGAACAGCCAAAGGCTGGTATAAAAGAATTAAGATATATTGACCCAACTAAACTTAGAAAAGTAAAAGAAGTTGAGGAAGATACAGACCCAGAAACAGGTGCAAAAGTTGTTAAGAAGATAGATGAGTACTTCATGTATCAAGACAATGCAATGGGTAAATACAATCAAGGGGTAAAGATATATTCAGATGCAATCGCGTATTGTACATCTGGAGTGATGGACCCACAAAGAAAAAGAATATTATCATATTTGCAAAAGGCTGTTAAACCAGTCAATCAATTGCGAATGATGGAAGACTCTCTTGTTATATACAGAATATCAAGAGCACCAGAAAGAAGAATATTTTATATTGACGTAGGTAACTTACCTAAGGGTAAAGCTGAAGAATATCTAAAGGGTATTATGAATCAATATAGAAACAAATTAGTATATGATGCTAAGTCTGGTGAAGTCAAAGATGATAAGAAACATATGTCTATGTTGGAAGATTTCTTCTTACCACGAAGAGAAGGTGGTAGAGGAACTGAGATATCAACACTAAGTGGTGGTGAGAATCTTGGACAGATAGATGATATTTTATATTTCCAAAAGAAACTGTATAAGAGTTTAAATGTACCAGTCAATAGACTAGAACAAGAAGCTCAATTTAGTTTGGGAAGATCAAGCGAAATAACCAGAGATGAAGTTAAATTTAAAAAGTTCATTGATAGGTTAAGAAAAAGATTTTCAGATTTATTTATGCAATTACTGAAAACTCAATTATTATTGAAAGGTGTTATTGGAGCCGATGATTGGAAAACAATGAAAGAAAAAATTACTTTTGATTTCATTGAAGATAATTACTTTTCAGAATTAAAAGAGTCAGAAATGATACGTGAAAGGTTTGAAATGTTAAATACACTAGATGAATATATTGGTACATATGTATCTAATTCATGGGTAAGAAAGCATATTCTAAGATTCAACGAAGATGATATAGAACAAATGCAGAAAGAGATCGATGCTGAGAAGAAGCAAGGCGATACCTTTGATCCAGATCCAGATGATCCAAGATTTGGCTAGTTGAATAATAAAATTTTATAAATAATAAGTAAGGAAAAATAATGAGTATAGAAAATTTAGTAGATAATCTAAAAAATGGTGATAACATCGAAGCTAAAAAGAATTTTGATTCTGCAATAGCTTCTAAATTAACCGATGCTTTAGATGCTAAGAAGATTGAATTAGCAGCCAATATGGCTAAAAGCAATAAAGAAACAGAGTAATGAAACTAATTACAGAACACATAGATCAAGAGTTAGAAATAATTTGCGAAGCCAAGAAATCTGGCGAGAAAGATTACTTCATAGAAGGAGTCTTTATGCAAGCTAACCAAAAAAATAAAAATGGTCGTATATATGATAAAGAGGTGCTTGAAGCAGCTGTTAACAAATATGTGACCGAACAAGTTAAAACTGGGAGAGCCGTTGGAGAATTAAACCATCCAGATGGACCAACTGTAAACCTAGATAAAGTTTCGCACAAGATCAATTCTCTACAATTTAGAGGAAATGATGTTGTAGGAAAAGCATCAATACTTAAAACCCCTATGGGTAAGATCGTTGAAGGTCTACTCGAAGGTGGAGTTAAGCTTGGTGTATCAAGTCGTGGTATGGGAAGTCTTGTTCAAAAGAATGGTACCCAACATGTAGGTAACGATTTTATGTTAGCTACTGTTGATATCGTCCAAGACCCAAGTGCACCTTCAGCCTTTGTTAATGGAATTATGGAAGGAGTAGAATGGGTATGGGACAATGGAATCATTAAGCAGCAAGATATTGAATTAATTGAGACTGAAATAAAAAGCGCTACAAGCAAAAATCTACCTGAGGTAGAAATTAGAGCCTTTAAGAATTTCCTCTCTAAAATAAACTCTCAAAGATAGGAGAATAAAAAATGTCAGAAGATGTTAAAAATCTAGTAGACAGTGCAGCAGATGCAGTAGAAGTCCAAGAAGAGAGTCAGGAAGAAATCGTAGATAATGAAAATTTGAACGAGGAAGCTGACGAAGCTCTAGACGAAGCCGCAGCCAAGAAAGAAATGCATGACGAAGAAGAGGAAGAAGAAGAGGAAGTGAAAGAAGAAGCTCCTCAAGTCAATATTCCGAAAACTAAAGCAGGCACAATTCAGGCAGCTGTTGAAATGTTAAAGAAAGCTAGAAAAGAAGACGCACAAAAGCTATTCGCAAAAATGGTAAAAGTGGACGAAACATCCGAGGAAGATTCTGTCAAATCAGTTGATGATGCTATGAAAAAAGTCAAGCCAGTTAAAGCACCTGGTACAAAAGGTGTAGATAACAAGCATGGCGAAGTCGTTAAGGCTAAAGTAGAATCAGTAGATTTTGACGAAGATTTAGATGCATTGATAAAAGAAGAAGCAACGCTATCCGATAATTTTAAAGGAAAAGCAGGAGCTATTTTTGAAGCAGTGTTAACATCTAAATTAACTCAGGAAGTTGATAGATTAGAAAACGAATATGCTAGTAATTTAGAAGAGGAAGTATCTGATATGACTAAAGACATCGTAGAGAAAGTAGATGGTTACTTGAACTATGTTGTTGAACAATGGATGTCAGAAAATGAAGTAACAGTAAGTGCAGGGCTTAGAACTGAAATTGCTGAAGACTTTATGACTTCACTTCAAAGAGTGTTCACTGAACACTATATAGAAGTTCCAGAAAGTAAAGTAGACTTAGTTGATGAACTCAACGAACAGGTTACTGAACTAGAGGAAAATCTTAACAAATCAACACAGGATAATATTGACCTACATTCAAAAGTTCAAGATTTTGAAAAAATTGAAGTAGTAAGAGAACATTCTGTAGGGCTTGTAGATACAGACGCTGAGAAATTAGCATCATTAGTCGAAGATATAGAATTCGATAATAGAGATAACTTTGAAATGAAAGTTAAAACTGTTAAAGAATCTTACTTCAAAGATGGTGTTGAGGTTGAAGCTGATGAAGCAGACAGTCTTTTAGGAGAAGGAACAGTCGATATAGACGTTTCTGATACTATGACCGCCTACACTCAAGCAATAACAAAATATACAAAATAAACATATTATAGGAGAATATAAAAATGTTTAATGCAGACGCAAATTTAATGGAAAAATGGGGTCCAGTTTTAGAGCACGACAGTGCACCTGAAATTACGGATCGTTATAGAAAAGCTGTTACAGCTAGACTATTAGAAAACCAGGAAATTGCTTTACGTGAAGAAAGAGCTCAAGCACAAGGAAATTTTATTTCTGAAGCAGCAGCAGCTAACAAAACAGGATCTGGAGTTGCAAACTTCGACCCGGTTTTAATTTCTTTAGTACGAAGAGCAATGCCTAACTTAATTGCTTATGATATCGCTGGCGTTCAGCCAATGAGTGGTCCAACAGGACTTATCTTTGCAATGAAATCAAGATACTCCACACAAGGTGGAGCAGAAGCTCTATTCGCAGAAGCTGATACAGACTTCTCAGGAACAGGTACTCACCAAGCAGACCCAACAGGTCTAGTAGGCGTAGCTGATTCTGGAGATGCTGGCGTAGATATTTCTGATGAAGCAGACACAGTATCAACATTCGGTAGTGGTATAGCCACAGCTGATGCTGAAAGATTAGGAGTCGGTGAATCCGGTGACGGTTCTTTCGGTGAGATGGCTTTCTCAATCGAGAAGTCAACTGTTACTGCTAAGTCAAGAGCTCTAAAAGCTGAGTACACAATGGAATTAGCTCAAGACCTTAAAGCAATCCACGGGTTGGATGCTGAAGGTGAATTGGCTAACATTCTATCTGCTGAAATCCTCGCGGAGATCAATAGAGAAGTTGTTAGAACAATTTTAACAAAAGCTATCATTGGTGCTAAACAATCTAACTTAGCACTTAAAGGTGTATTTGACTTACAAACAGATTCAGACGGAAGATGGATGGTTGAGAAGTTTAAAGGATTAATCATGCAGATCGAAAGAGAAGCAAACGAAATCGCTAAAGGAACAAGAAGAGGTAAAGGTAACTTTATCCTATGTTCTAGTGATATCGCTTCTGCTCTAGCAGCTGCTGGTCTTTTAGATTATACACCAGCTCTTTCAGTAAGTCTGAATGTTGATGACACAGGTAATACATTTGCTGGTGTTCTTAACGGTAGAGTTAAAGTATATATTGACCCATATGCAGCAGGAGACTTTGTATGTGTAGGTTATAGAGGGGCTAACCCTTACGACGCAGGTATGTTCTATTGTCCTTACGTTCCTTTAACAATGGTTAAAGCGGTAGGTGAGAATGATTTCCAACCAAGAATCGGTTTTAAAACTAGATATGGTATGGTAGCAAACCCATTCGTAGCGGCAGACGGCGTTGGTACTAACCGTGCTAATCCGTACTTCAGAATCTTCAGAGTTGACGATATGATGAAATCATAAGTCTAACTTTAGATTTATTTTAAGGGGAGCTTCGGTTCCCCTTTCTTTTTTGTATAAATATAGATATGGCTACATTAACTACAAACAAAAACTTTTTAAGCCCAGTAGGGTTTTCATTTAAAATTAATAGTGATACTTATCCAAACCTAGAATACTTTTGTGTAAGTGCAAATTTACCAGACGTTAGTTTAAACGTTAACGAACAACCTTTTAGAGGAACAACTGTAAAATACACTGGTGAAACATTAGGGTTCGGTGATCTATCTATTAGAGTGAATCTTTTAGAAGATTTAGAAAATTATATTGAGACATTTAATTGGATGCATAATATAATCAATAATGATTCTGCAGAAGGATTCCAAGAAGATGGTACATTATTAATATTAAATTCACACAACAACGTTGCAAAAGAAGTTCACTTTAAAGGATTGTTTCCAACCTCATTAGGTGGTATAACATTTGATGCTCAAGGTGACTTTCAATACGCATCGTCAGATATAACATTTGCTTATACATCATTTGAATTTAAATAACAGTTTACTTTTTACTAAAACTGTGTTATAATATATACTATGAATAATTTACAAACAATACTAGATATGTGGAAGAAAGATTCCATTATAGACGAAATGGCACTCGATGAGTCATCAAGGGACTCTGCCAAACTTCACGGTAAGTACTTAGAGATATATTCAGTTAATAAGTTGAGGCTGAAAAAGCAAGAAGCTGAATTTAGGGTACTACTTAAAGACAAATGGTTGCATTATAATGGCAAGATGTCGAAAGAAGATATAGACGAAAAAGGCTGGGATTACAATCCACTTGGTGGCCTGACTGTATTAAAAGGTGATATGGATTATTACTATGATTCAGACCCTATCATTCAAGAAGCAAAGGCTAAAATAGAATATACTGAAGAGATATGTAGCGTTCTAAAAGAGATATTAGAAAATGTTAAATGGAGACATCAGAATATTAAGAACATAATCGAGTGGAGAAAGTTTACTAGCGGAATCTAATGGAAACATTGGTTATAAAAAAGCTTAATGAAGCGTTCATGCATATCAAATGCGAACCAAGTGTTGAGCGAGAATTATCAGAACATTTCTGTTTCTTTGTACCAGGATATAAGTTTATGCCTGCGTATAGAAATCGTATGTGGGATGGTAAGATAAGATTATATGACCAAAGAAAGAAAACACTATATACAGGTTTATTTAAATATCTTAAAGAATTTTGTGAATTAAGAAACTATACTATTGTTCCAAAGATCAGTGAAAGATATGGTGCAATAGATCAAACAGAAAATCACGATATAGATTCTTATTTAGAAGAGGTTGATCTTACAGCAGGTGGTAAAAAGATTATACCTAGAGATTATCAGATAGATGCTTTAAAGAAAGCAATGACTGATACTAAATCATTATTATTATCACCAACAGCATCAGGTAAAAGTTTAATTATATATCTTGCAATAAGATATTTCCTAGAGTTTTATAGTCAAAAAATATTAATCTTAGTACCAACCACATCTTTAGTTGAACAAATGTATTCAGACTTTGGAGATTATTCTAGTACAGATGGTTGGAATGTAGATGAACATTGTCATAAGATATACTCAGGTCGTGAAAAGTTTGATATTAACCAAAGAGTTATTATTAGTACATGGCAATCAGTTTATAAATTACCACAACAATGGTTTGCAGGTTTCGGTATGATAGTTGGAGACGAGGCCCATAATTTTAAAGCAAAATCACTTACAGCTATAATGGAGAAATGTACTGAGGCTCAATATAGAATAGGAACAACTGGTACATTAGATGGTACACAAACTCATCAGTTAGTATTAGAAGGTTTATTTGGTCCAGTATATCAGGTAACCACAACAAAGAAACTAATGGATAGTAATGATCTATCACAATTAAAAATTAAAATATGTTTATTAAAATATAAAGATGAAATATGTAAGATGATGAGTGGACAAAAGTATCAAGACGAGATAGATTTCATTGTGAAATATCCAGATAGAAATAACTTTATTACTCAATTAGCATTAGAAACATGTCGAGAAGGTAATACATTAATTCTCTTTCAGTACGTTGAGAAGCACGGTAAGCCCCTACATGCCCTTTTAAATGAAAAGATGAATGTTACTAAGGGTAAAAGACAGTTATTTTACGTTTCTGGCGAGACAGATGTTGATACTCGTGAGCAAATAAGAGCCATTACAGAGAAAGAAGATGATGCCATAATCGTTGCCAGTATGGGCACTTTCAGCACAGGTATCAATATAAAGAGGCTACATAATATCATATTTGCTTCACCCTCTAAAAGTCAGATCCGTGTACTACAATCTATTGGTCGAGGATTAAGAAAGTCAAATGATGGTCTAGACACAAATGTATATGATATAGCAGATGATCTACATTGGAAGGCCAGAAAAAATTACACACTACAGCACGCAGCTGAAAGAATTAAAATATACAGTAAAGAGAAATTTAACTACAAGTTGTTTGATTATATGTTATAAATAATAATATGGAAGATAGTAAAGTTAATATAAGACATTTCAAACTAACTAATGGAGAAGAAATAATAGCTCTTGTTCAAAGAAATTTAGATGGAGCTTGGTTATTAGAAAGACCAGTATGTATTAACAATGCTATGTTAGGTGGATATTCATTCGCACCTTGGTTTCCATTCTCAAGTGCTAAAACATTTAAGATAATGAAAAATCATGTTCTACAACACGTACCAATTGCAGATAAAGTGCAAGACACATATATTAAGTTTGTATTAAATCAACCAGAGGTTGCTACGCCGACTAATAAAAGTGATGAAGAACTACTAAGTGAATATGAACAACGATTAACTGATAAGTACGCTGAAGAAGGTGTACCACTAGATGATAAGAAAGAAAAGACGATACATTAATTTTATATCTTCTCTCACCCCAGGTGACTTTATTATTATATCACATAAATCGTGATTTGTAAACGGTTTTTTTTAAATATTTCTATTTACATTTACTAAAAACTGTGTTATAATATAGATTACTATGGAGAAGATAAATGTCTATTAAACCAAAAGAAAAACCACATTACGTGAACAATAAAGATTTTTCTCAAGCAGTTATGGATTATGCAGTAGAATGCAGAGACTGTAAAGAAAAAGAAATTCAAGTTCCAAAGGTTACAGATTACATCGCAAGATGTTTTATTAAAATTGCCGAAGGGCTATCTCATAGACCAAACTTTGTAAGGTATACTTATAGAGAAGAAATGGTTATGGATGCTGTTGAAAATTGCTTAAGAGCAATAGGTAACTATAATATCGAAACAGCCACAAGAACTGGAAAGCCAAATGCATTCTCGTACTTTACGCAAATATGTTACTTTGCGTTTATTCGTAGAATCACAAAAGAGAAAAGACAACAAGATATTAAATTTAAATTCATTGAGAAAATGGGTATTGAAGATTTTGTTGCTATGGGTATGGACGAAGCAGGTGCTGAACAAACAGCTGCATATGTTGATACACTAAAACAAAGAATTAGTCAAGTAAGAGTACAAGATACTAAGATTAAAGAATTTGCAAAGAAAGAAAAAGAAAGAGAAAAACTAGAGTTATTTTATGAGAAAACTAAGTAGTAAACAAAGAGACTATCAGATCAGACGAAGAAAGAAAAGGTTTGGTCATGAATTAAAAAGAAAAGAAAAAAGAATCTTATTAAAAAGAGCTTATACAAATCAAGCAATTAAGATGCGAAGACAATTAAGAAAACTGAGAATGTCACTATGAAGATAGCAATATTAAATGATACGCATTGCGGTACTAGGAATTCGTCTGATATATTTTTAGACTATCAAGGAAGATTTTATACAGAAGTATTTTTTCCTTATTGTAAAGAACATAACATAAAACAGATTTTACATCTAGGTGATTATTATGAGCATCGTAAGTTTGTTAATTTCAAAGCTTTAAATACGAATCGTAAACACTTCTTAGAGCCAATGAAAGAACTTGGTATGTCAATGGATATTATTCCTGGCAACCATGATGTTTATTTCAAGAATACAAACGAGCTATGTTCATTAAAAGAACTCTTAGGTTACTTTACTTCTAATGTCAACATCTGCATGAAGCCAACTGTATTAGATTACGATGGTTGTAAAGTTGCAGTGTTACCTTGGATTAATAAATCTAATTATGAAGAATATACCAAATGGGCAATGAATTGTAATGCAGCTATTCTTGGAGCTCACCTAGAGTTAAAAGGATTTGATATGATGCCAGGAATGCCTAATCCACATGGTATGAATGCTGATGTATTCTCAAGGTTTGAGTCTGTATTAAGTGGTCACTTTCATACAAAATCAAGTAGAGATAATGTTCACTATCTTGGTGCTCAGTTTGAAATGACATGGGCTGATGTTGACGATCCAAAATACTTTCATGTATTAGATACAGAGACAAGAGAAATAGAAGCAATAAGAAATCCTATAACTATATTTAAAAAAGTTGTATATGATGATTCAAAAACAGATTACGATAAAGTCGATGTGAAACAATTTGAAAAACAATTCATTAAATTAATAGTTATAAATAAAAATGACTTATATATGTTTGACAAATTCATAGATAGGTTACAGAGCATAGATACATATGAACTCAAGATAGCAGAAAGCTTTGATGAGTATCTGGGAGAAAGCGTAAATGACGAGAAAATATCCCTAGAAGATACTACAGAACTACTTGATTCTTATGTTGAAGCAGTTGACACAGACTTAGATAAAGAACATATCAAAGTTGAGTTAAGAAAGCTTTATACCGAAGCTCAGAACTTAGAGGTAGTATAATGGAAATAATGATCGTATGCACTGCATTAGTTATTCCAACAATTATACTAAGTTATATTATGGTGAAACATTGGAAGCTATAATACTAATACCAATCCTTTGGGTCTCTATGGCAGCACTTTTTATATTTCTAATAAGAGATGTATCAGGTACTAAAGGTATAGAGAAAGAACAATATTATGGAAGAAAAACTGGTACTAAGTACACAGCTAAATCAAGTAGGAAAGACTATATAGTATGATACACTTTAAAACATGTTCGTGGAAGAACTTTCTATCCACGGGAAACGACCCTATAAAAATCCAATTAGATAGAACACCAACCACATTGATCGTAGGTCAAAATGGTGCAGGTAAATCTACTCTCTTGGATGCATTATCTTTTGGTTTGTTTGGCAAACCGCATAGAGATATTAATAAGGGTCAATTAATTAATTCAATTAATGGCAAAGGCTCAGAGGTTGAGATTGAGTTTGAAATTGGAGGATCAGATTTTAGGATTGTTCGTGGTATCAAACCAAACAAATTTGAAATCTGGCAGAATGGAAATCTAATTAATCAGTCATCTAATGTTCGTGATTACCAAAAGTTCTTAGAACAAAATATTCTAAAACTAAATCACAAATCGTTTCATCAGGTTGTGGTTCTTGGATCCAGTTCTTTTGTACCTTTTATGCAATTACCTGCATGGTCAAGAAGGCAAGTCATTGAGGACCTTTTAGATATTAACATATTTTCTAAAATGAATATGCTATTAAAAGAAAGAAATGCAAAGATACGCGAAGAGCTTAACGATATTAATCACATGATAGATATTGCAAAAACAAAGCTTGATGGCCAAAGCAAATATATTAAAAACCTTGAAGAATTAAACGAAGATCAGATAGAGAAAAAACACGAAAGTATAAATATTCACAATGACGAAATTAAAAAGTTGTTTGAAGAAAGCAAGAGTTTAAGTAAAGACCTTGTGAGTATGTTATCTGTTGAAGAAAAAAAGAACAGAGACCTATTAAAGAAGTCGTCACAATTAGAATCTTATGGCTTAAATTTTAAGACTAAGATGATTGACCTAGTCAAGGAAAGTAAATTCTATGAGGAACACGACCAATGCCCGACGTGCGATCAAGAAATCGAAGAGTCAAAGAAGGCAGAGAAGATTGCATTTGTTAAAGAAAAGGCAAAAGAACTTCAAATAGCCGAGTTAGATTTAGGAAAAGAAATCTCTATATTAAAACGAGAACTATCTGAAGTAACAAATCATATTAACGAATTAAAGCAAAGACAAAATAAAATCAATTCTAATAATGATTCTATTACTCTGTTGCAAAAAGAAATTGATAAAGTTCAAGCTGAGATAACTAAACTATCTGGTCAAACAGGTGATATCTCAAAAGCAAAGAAAGATTTATCTTCCATGAGAAAGGGTAAAGATAAAGCAACTGAAAAGAAGCTTGAGTATGTTGAAGAACGTACCTATAACGAAGTCATAGGAGAGATGCTGAAAGATACTGGTATTAAAACAAAAGTAATCAAACAATACTTACCTGTTATGAATAGATTAATAAATCAATACCTTCAAGTATTAGACTTCTTTGTATCTTTCCATTTAGACGAAAACTTTGACGAAACGATTAGATCAAGACATAGAGATAGTTTCAATTATGCATCGTTTAGTGAAGGCGAGAAACAAAGAATTGACTTATCGTTATTATTTACTTGGAGACAAATAGCTAAGATGAAGAACTCAGCATCTAGTAATCTCTTAGTTCTTGACGAAACATTTGATTCTAGTTTAGACCATGATGGTATTGATAATCTAATGAAGATACTAAATACCCTAGACGATAATAGTAATACATTTATTATTTCACATAAGGGTGATGTGCTACAAGATAAGTTTAGATCAAAGATTGAGTTCTTTAAGCACAAAAACTTCAGTAAAATCAAATAGTGACTCGCTGGTCACAGAGTTATGTGACAATTGTGTGACAATGCCAAAAAACCGTTGACATTTCTGTCAAGACCTGATACTATATACATAATGATAAAAAGATAAGGAGAATCAATGAAAGGCATATTACCAAAATTATTAGCAAAAGAAAATATCACCATTCAACATGGTAACTACCATACTGCTTGGTTTGATATTAAAGACCGTGTATTAGGATTACCTATGTGGAAAGATATGGGTAAAGATGTTTATGATCTATTAATAGGTCATGAAGTTGGTCATGCATTAGAAACACCATACGAAGGTTGGCATGATAATCCAGAGAATCTGGAAGGTTGCCCTAGGTCTTATATTAATGTTGTAGAAGATGCTAGAATAGAAAGAAAAGTCAAGTCAAGATATCCTGGTCTAGTTAGATCATTTGAAAAAGGTTATGCTCAGTTATGGGATAACGAATTCTTTGGTGCACCTAATGAATTACCTTCATGGGACGAAGTTAAACTTATAGATAAAATTAATCTTGAAGCTAAAGTTGGTGCTCACCTTGATGTACCATTTAATCCTGAAGAGCAAGTCTTTATGGATAGAGCTATGACAACAGAATCTTTTGATGAAGTAGTTCAGTTAGTAAGAGATATATTAGCTTACACACAAGAAAATCAACCAGAACTTTTACAACCACCAGAGCCAGAAGAAAGCGATAGCAACGATATACCTAATGACGGTGATGAAGATGATATGCCACAAGGCCATGATGATATGATGCCTTCTGAGTCTAGTCAAGAAGACGAAGCACAAACAGAAGGTGAAGGTCAAACAGAGGATGGTGAAGAAGCTGAAAAAGAAACTAATTCAGTAAACAATGATTCAACTGATGGACAAGGTAATGAAGAAACAACTGCTGCTTCACATGGTGGAGATAGTGATGAGTCAATAACTGACAAAAACTTTAGAGCGAATGAAGATAAATTAATTGAAGATGCATCACTTGATGGTAGACTTATTGTCGGTAATCAAATTGACAAAGATATGTTAAAAGACATCTTTATACCTTACAAAAAGATTGAAGCTGGAAGAGCTCCTCTAGGAACTAGTAGATGGTCAAAAGAAGAATGGGAATCACATGATATTCAAAGCTTCAATGAAGTAGAGTTTGTTTCTTACATGAAAGATGTAAAAAGAAGCGTAAACTATGCAGTCAAAGAATTTGAGCAAAGAAAAGCAGCATTCAGATATACAAGAGCACAGACTGCAAAAACTGGTTCTTTAGATGTAAACAAACTTTGGTCTTACAAAACTAACGAAGATATTTTTTCAAGAGTAACTAAATTAGCAGATGCTAAGAATCATGGAATGTTTATGTTAATAGATTTCTCTGGTTCAATGTCAGGTGTTATGGATAGAGTAATAGATCAGCTAATTCATTTAGTTGTATTCTGTAAGACAGTAAATATTCCATTTGATGTTTATGGCTTTACTACAGGTAATCCAAACTTTAAAGAAAATAAAAGAGATTCATATAGAGAAGGCCAAGTACATCACGAAGGTCTAGCACTTTGTCAACAAATATCTAGTGAGCTAGGTAAAAAAGATTATACTGAAGCTCTTAAATTTTTATTCCATAGAAAGAATCAAGAAGCTTCTTGGAGAGGAATGAGAATTTGTGAATATGGTTCACCTTACGAAGATTGGGGTTCAACACCTTTAAACACTTCTCTTGTTGCAATACATGATAAACTATTTAATATGATCAGTTCTAAGGGAATTGATAATATGAATTTAGTTGTACTCTCAGATGGTGATACAAATCAGCTTAGAATATCTAATGATATACCAGAAAAGTTTGCTAGTACAGCAACAAATAATGGTGCTAGTATGTGGGCAGCTGATTACAGAATCAGAATGGGCAAAGGGATTGTCGAGTCACAAAGATCAGGTGTTCAAATGACAAAAGAGATGCTTAACTACTACAGAAAATTTGGTATCACAACTCTTGGTTTCTTTCTTGCAAATGACAGATATGCATATAACTACAAGTTATCAGATGTCTGCTACGATAAGAATAACCACGACAGATATGAGAACGAAGAGTTTACAAAAGATGCTCACAAACAAAATACAAAAAACAAATGTGTTATTTATAATGATACACTTGGTTATGATGAATTCTATATTGTACAAACTTTTAATAAGTCTGTTATGAATATAGAAAATGAAGATTTTGAAGTCCAAGAAGATGCTACAAAAGCTCAAATTACTACAGCTTTCAAAAAGCATTCTAAAGGCAAGAAATTAAACAAAACACTACTGACTAACTTCGGTAAGGCGGTAGCAGTTTAATGACCCATTGGTCACACATTGTCACACAATTGTCACACAAAACCGTTGACAAATGTGACAATACGTGATACTATAGATATATAAATTAATGATGAAAGGAGTGAATTATATTATGAAATTTAGTGAAATGAAAATATCAACACAAAAGATTGTGAGTGAATTAGGAAAAAGGTTTCCAGATCAAACACAATTTAGAAAATCAGCAATCGTAGATATTGCTAAAGAACACGGTTATACCGGAAAAGACTTTTATAGTCTAATGCAACCAGAGAACAGAGTTAAGATAGGTACTTATGACCTAGCATCTGTTCTAGCAAGTGCTCCAAAACAAGAAGCACAACCTATGCCAGCAAATGCTATGGCAATGCAATCTGTAGTAAATGATGAAAAAACATATGCTTCAGTTGATGAAACATTTGTACCATGGGGTTCATATTCTGATATTGTAAAAATTATCAAGTCTAATATGTTCTATCCAACATACATATCCGGTCTATCAGGTAATGGTAAAACATTCATGGTAGAACAAGCATGTGCTAAACTCAAGAAAGAGTTTATTAGAGTACAGATTAATCCAGAAACTGACGAAGACGATTTAATCGGTGGATTCAGACTGATCAATGGTGAAACAGTATTTGCCAAAGGTCCAGTTCTAAAAGCAATGGAGAATGGTGCAATACTTCTTCTTGACGAAATCGATAGAGCAACTAATAAGATCATGTGTTTACAAGGTATCTTAGAAGGAAAGCCAGTTCTAGTCAAAAAGACTGGTGATGTAATCAAACCTGCTCCAGGGTTCAATGTTATTGCAACAGCAAATACACTTGGAAAAGGTTCCGAAGATGGAAGATTTACAGCCGCATCTATTATTGATGATGCATTCCTAGAAAGATTTACTGTTACTGTAAACCAAAAGTTTCCAAGTGTAGCAGTCGAAAAGAAAATTGTTGAAAGACATATGTCTAAGTTCGATGCAAATGACGAGGACTTTTCAGATAAGCTCGTTCAATGGGCAGATGTTATTCGTAAAACTTTTTATGATGATGGTGTAGATGAGTTAATCTCTACAAGAAGGCTCTGTCATATTGTACAAACATTCTCTATCTTTAATAATAGAATGAAAGCAATTGAGCTATGTATCTCAAGGTTTGACGAAGATACAAAAGATGCTTTCCTTGATCTTTACACAAAGGTTGATGAAGGTGTCATTAGCCAGATCGATGGTACTAACATTGAAGAAAACACAGGAGGAGTATAATGCTGATGAAGGTTAGAAAATCAGAAATAGATTACAAATTTAACGAGGATGCTCTGATACAAGAGCTCCAAGAATATATTAATAAAACTTACGAGGGTCACTACTCAAAGAATCAATTCCAATCAACGGAATTTATTAATGACTGTGGCCATGGTATGGGGTTTGCTTTAGGCAATGTTTTAAAGTACGCTCAACGGTATGGAAAGAAAGACGGGTATAACCGAAAGGACTTACAGAAAATTCTTCACTATACTTTAATCGCTTTGCATGTACATGATGAAAATAATTGTTGACATTCAAAGCAAACTGTGTTATAATATAGTAATTATGGAGAAAAAACTATGTCTAATGTTTTAAGTGATGATACAATAAATGTATTAAAGAACTTTGCAACTATTAATCCTAATCTGGTCTTTACACCAGGTCAAAAGGTTAAAACAATATCTGAGTCTAAAACTATTTTAGCTCAAGCAGATATTACAGAAGATATGCCAAAAGAATTTGGAGTTTATGACTTAAACGAATTCTTATCAGTATATAATCTTGTTGATACACCTACACTGACCTTTGAAGATAAGTCAGTTTTAATTAATGGTTCAAACAACCAGGTTGTAAGATATTTCTTTTCAGAAATTGAAATACTTACTACACCTCAAAAAGATATACAGATGCCAGATGCTGAACTAGGATTCACGCTTACTGACGAGATTTTAAATCAAATCAGAAAAGCTGCTGCAGTTCTAGGTCATACAGAATTATCACTTACTGGTGATAATGGTGTAATCACTGCTTCTGTGGTGGATACTAAAGATTCCACAAGCAACTCATTTAGTTATGAACTAGATCGTGATAATGCTTGTAAAGAAGATTTTAACTTTATCGTTAGTATTCCAAATTTAAAATTATTACCAGGCGATTACTTTGTGAGTATATCATCAAAGTTAATATCTAATTGGACCAATAACAATTATCCAATAGAATATTTTATCGCATTGGAGAAAAACTCAAGCTTTGGTGTATAAATACATTAGAGCAAATAAATCTTCATTTTTATATAATGAAGATAGAGTGGGTAACGCCGATGGTCGGGTTACTCAATTTAGTCTAAACTTTGCAAAGGAGAAAAAAAATGGCTGACGAAAATATGAACGTAGAAGGAACAGAAGAAGCTGTTCAATTAAGTCTTAGAGATATTGCTACCGTAGTGAACCTTATTGATATGTGTTCAAGACGTGGTGGTTTTGAAGGGGCTGAGCTGGAAACAGTTGGTGGTTTAAGAACAAGAATTGTTACTTTCTTAAATGCCGCTCAAGAGGCTCAAGGTCAAGATGGCGTTGAAGGCGATCTTAACCCAGTAGAAGATGTTGAAGCTGTAGAAGCTGAAGGATCTGCTGACTAAAATTACAATAGGGGTCGCAAGACTCGGGCAGGGACAGGGACCCACCAATTCAAAAAAGAACAATTATTTAAGCTTTAAATTGAATAAAGCGTCCCATCCCGCCAATTTTATTATAGGATTATATTATGGAAATAAGCGAAAAACAACAATTACTTGACTCCCTGTTAAAGGGTATTGTTCAAGTAACATTCAAAAAAATAGATACAGGCGAACTAAGAGTCATGCCTTGTACTCTCAATGAAACAACTTTAGAAGCTAATGGATTTGAAGTTTCTATCAAAATGAATGCCGATTCAGATCATTACGCTGTATGGGCATTAGATAAAAATGCATTTAGAAGCTTTAGATTAAGCACAGTAACTGAATGGAAATCATTAACAAATTGGGAGCCAAAATGACAAACGAATTTTTATGGGTTGAAAAGTACAGACCTAACAAACTAGATGATATTGTACTACCCGCAAATCTCTACAAAACATTTGATGAAATGTTATCAAATGGAGAGATACAAAATATGTTGTTTACTGGTACAGCTGGTGTAGGTAAAACCACAGCAGCCAAAGCTATAGCAAACATATTAAATTTAGATTATATAATAATCAATGGATCCGAAGAAGGTAACATAGACACGCTTAGAAATAAGATCAAACAATTTGCGTCAACAGTTTCTTTATCGGGTGGGCACAAGCTGGTAATTTTAGATGAGGCTGATTATCTGAATCCGCAGTCCACCCAACCTGCATTACGTGGGTTTATAGAAGAATTTAGTGGCAATTGTAGATTTATATTTACATGCAACTTTAAGAATCGTATTATTGAACCACTACATAGTAGATGTTCTGTAATTGATTTTTCTATACCAAAAGGCGATAAGCAAAGATTGGCTTCAGTCTTTATGGCAAGGTGTATGCATATATTAGATAGTGAAGGTGTCAAATATGATACACAAGTATTATCAGAATTTATTATCAAATACTTTCCAGACTATCGTAGAATACTTAATGAGTTACAACGATATGGTCAAAGTGGTCAGATAGATACTGGAATTCTAGTAAACGTTTCTGACGTATCAATAGAAACATTGGTTAATCATCTAAAGATTAAAGACTTTAAGAACATGCGTAAATGGGTTATTGAGAACATTGACATTGAACCAACAGCTATATTTAGAAAGCTTTATGATTCAATGAATGATTATGTAGACCCGCAATCAATTCCTCAGTTAGTTCTCATACTAGCTGATTATCAATATAAAGACAGTTTCGTTGCTGATCATGAACTTAACATGGTTGCATGCTTAACTGAAGTAATGGCAGGTGTAAAATGGAAATAATATTTCAAGCACTATTTATTATAGGTATGGCATACTTTGCTTATATGTCATGTCATGTAGTAGAAGAAAAAAAGAAAGGCAAATACATTCCATTACCATGGGAGAAAGATGGTTTCTTTAGAAAAACAAAAAAGAAAATATTTGACAAAGCAAATATTCAATATCGTGATGGAGACAATACATGAATCCATTTGAATATGTAAATGCAATCAATAAGACCAAGAAAGATGTTATGGTTGATGATCTTGCAGAGAAAGAGTATAACCCGTTTATAATTAATCGTGCGTTATCTTTCTTTAGTGATACAATACTTTATGCTAACGAAATGAATAAGTATCATCACCTAGACAACCGTCTTCAATTTGATTTTTTTATAAATATAATAAGAAGTAAAAATAGATTCTCCAAGTGGTTTAAACCAACTGAGATTGAGAATCTTGAGCTCATCAAACAACATTACGGCTACAGTAACGAAAAAGCTAAAGCCGTTTTATCTTTATTTAGTAATGATGATATTGACGAGTTAAAACAAAGGATGTATAAAGGTGGAAGAACAAAATCAAATTAATTGGTCCTCAAATGATATGCTCGAAGTATCATTGAATGAACCAGACGACTTTCTTAAAATACGAGAAACACTTACAAGAATAGGTGTAGCGTCACGTAAAGATCAAAAGTTATATCAGTCATGTCATATATTACATAAACAAGGCAGGTATTTTATAGTTCACTTCAAAGAACTATTTCTATTAGATGGCAAACCAAGCAACCTAATGGAAAATGACTTACATCGTAGGAATACAATTGCTACGTTGTTAGCTGACTGGGGTTTAGTTAGTTTAATTAATCCAAGTCAAGTAACGGAATGTGCTCCATTGAGACAGATAAAGGTTATACCTTTTAAAGAGAAAACTCAATGGGAGCTATGTCCAAAATATAATATAGGAAATACTCAAACTAAGGAGTAAACCTGTATAAATATAATGAGGAATGCGGTATTGAACCGGTTCCCACAACCTTGCTATATAGGAGGAAATTAAAATGGTAAGAAATACATTGAACGTACCACGTTCGTTATTCGTAGGCTTTGACAGCATATTTGATGATCTGGAAAGAATCCATCAGAGTGCTAGAACCGGAGCTGATAACTACCCACCACATAACATAGTTAAAATCGACGAGGAGAAATTCTTAATCGAGTTAGCAGTGGCAGGTTTTAGTAAAGACGATTTTGAAATAGAGTTGAAAGACGGTATTTTAAAAGTTAGAGCTGAAAAGAAAGAAGACGCGAGAGAATACGCATTTAAAGGTATCTCGTCCCGCAAATTTGAGAAGAGCTTCCGCCTCTCAGAATATTGCGTAATAGACGGTGCTGATTATCAAGATGGAATACTAGTAGTGTATGCTAGAGTAGAGATTCCTGATGAACAGCGTCCTAGGAAGATTCAAATAGGGTCTGCTGGGGCATCAACAAGAAAACAGTTCCTTAAAGGGTAATTGTTATATTAGAGAAAACTCAGTAGATTTAAAAATTTACTGGAGAAATGAAATGAAACTTTTAATGACCATGGTGTCAGAAAGTTATGTGAAGGCTCTATTGGAATCACTGGAATTAGCATTGGTAGGACTAATTTGTTTAGTCACCGCACCTTTAATAATCTGGCTATCAACAATTTGAGCAACACAAAACAAACCGGGGTGGGTCAAACCACCCCAACCTTAAATGAAAAAAACCGTTTACATTTGCAGTAAACTGTGTTATAATATATTATATGTCAAAGTTCTATACAAACATTTCACGATATGGAAATATGATCCTACTTCGTGGATATGAATACAACAAAAAGATTACAGAAAAAATTAAATACGAACCTACTCTCTATGTGAGTACAAATCGTCCTACGACTTGGAAAGCCTTAGATGGTACACCAGTCAGTGAAGTCAATTTTGACTCCATGCGATCTGCAACCGAGTGGGTTAAAACAAATAAAGATACCGCCGGGCGTCATATCTTTGGTAACAACAGGTATATCTCAACTTTCATCAATGACTATTTTCCAGGTCAGATCGAGTTTGATCGTAACAAAATAAATGTTACTACGATCGATATCGAAGTTGCGTCAGATGATGGCTTTCCAGAGCCAGATAAAGCTGAGAATCCTGTTATCTCTATTGCGACTAAAAACAATATTGATAATACTTACCATGTATGGGGCCTTGGTGAGTATGATGTAGAAAAATCTCTAATGAAAACTCATAGAGTTGTGTATCACAGATATCACTCAGAGGCTGACTTACTGATTAACTTCATTACATTTATATCTCAACCGTCTATGATGCCAGACGTTATTACAGGTTGGAATACTAGATTCTTTGATGTTCCTTACTTAGTAAATAGAATACACAAATTGCTCGGTGAAGCATATGTTAAAAGACTAAGTCCATGGGGTCAGATAGAACGTAGAGATGTTACGGCCATGGGTAGAACACAAACATCCTATGAGCTGAAAGGTATTTCTAACTTAGATTACCTTGACCTATTCAAGAAGTTTGGATACTCTTATGGCCCACAAGAATCCTATAAGTTAGATCATATTGCTCATGTTGTTCTTGGTGAAAAGAAACTAAGCTATAAAGAATATGGTTCCTTACATACTCTATACAAACACAACTACCAAAAGTTTATTGACTATAATATTAAAGACGTAGAGTTGGTTGATCGCATTGAAGATAAGATGGGACTAATTACTCTTTGCATGACAATGGCTTATAAAGGTGGTGTAAACTATAATGACACATTTGGTACAACTGCAATATGGGACACTATCATATATCGTAAGTTGCATGAAAACAAAATCGTTGTACCTTTCATAGAAGATAAGGTCAAGACACATTACCCTGGTGGTTATGTTAAAGACCCACACGTTGGTATACATGAGAACCTTGTCAGCTTTGACTTGAATTCACTATACCCTTCTATTATTATGCAATACAATATGTCACCAGAAACTATTGCTGAAGGTGAACTATCTAAAGTTGACATAGAAGAAGTACTCACTAAATCTCAAAGACCAGATAATCATGGTAAAGCTTTGGCTGCCAATGGTCAGATATTCAATACGAATAAGGTTGGAATCATTCCTTTAATTATTGACGAGATGTATCAAGAACGTGTTGGTATAAAAGATGATATGATTACAGCTCAAAAAGAATTACAGAAGGTAGATAAGAATGACAAACAAAAACTATATGAAATCGAACGAGACATCTCTATTGCAGAGAACAGACAAATGTCTATCAAGATATTGCTTAACTCTCTTTATGGTGCTCTTGGTAATAGGTACTTTCGTTTCTTCGATCAACGAGTGGCAGAAGCCGTTACCCTTACAGGACAACTTACAATACGATGGGCCGAATATGCACTTAATACCTACCTCAATAAAGCAATGCGAACTGAGAAATGGAAAGACTTTGTTGTCGCCATCGATACCGACTCGTTGTATGTATGCCTAGACGACCTGGTACAAGCAATCAAACCTAATAATACAATTGACTTCCTAGATAAAGTGTCATCTGAAAAGCTAGAGCAAGTATTGGCTCAAGCCTATGACGAACTATATGGAATGTTTGGTGGTGTATCTAATCGTATGGTTATGAAACGAGAAGTGATTGCCGATCGTGGTATTTGGACAGCCAAGAAAAGATACATACTCAATGTACTAGATAATGAAGGTGTTCGCTATGCCAAACCTAAACTTAAAGTTATGGGTATTGAAGCAATCAAGAGTTCTACACCAGAACCATGTCGTGATGCACTCAAACAAATATTTAAAGTTATCATGTCCGAGAATGAAGTAGAAGTTCAAAAGGCAATAGAACAATTTAAGAACTATTTCAAAACTCTTGAGCCTAATGCTATTGCATTTCCAAGAGGTGCATCCAAAGTAAAAGAATACAGAGATGCTAGTAGTATATACAAGAAAGGTACACCGATGCATATTCGTGCAGCCTTACTCTACAATAGAATGATACAAGACTTATCGTTGTCCAAGAAATATACTCAAATCAAAAATGGTGACAAGATTAAATTCATGTATCTTCGTACACCAAACGCAATCAAAGAAAATGTAATTGGCTTTGTTGACTTTCTACCAGAGGAATTTAACTTGCATAAATACATAGACTACGAACTACAATTCCAGAAAACATTTCTGGATCCAATAGAACCGATACTCGATGCTGTTGGTTGGAGTTCGGAAGAAGTAAATACCCTGGAGGATTTCTTTGGGTAAGAAAACAGTTTACAAATACAGTAAAGTGTGTTATAATATATCAATTATGGAGAAAAAATGAAGAACGTACAATTAATAAGATTAACATCTGGAGAAGAACTTCTAACAGATGTCGACCTAAATGGTATTGATACAGAGACAGTTATTTTAAAAGATGCTCTTTGTCTTATACCAGCAGGTGAAGGTAAGATAGGATTTATGCCTTTCATGCCATACACAAAAGCGAAAGATGGCTTAGAACTAGATATGAAGCATATTATGTTTATGGTAGAACCAAACGATATGCTATTAGAACAACATAGGAATGCTACTTCAGAACTAGCAGTTCCAGCAGAAAAGAAGATTATAACATGAGTAAAGACTGGGTAAAAGATATTGAACTAATGCACGATAAGTATGGAGTTAAAACATGGATGGAAGATCATAAAAACGATTCAGACAGACTACGTAAGTATCTTGAGTTTAGAATCAACTTCATAAAAGAAGAATTTGATGAAACAGAAGCAGCTTTAATTAATATGGATGCTGAAGAAATCGTCGATGGTCTTATTGACTTATGTGTTGTTGCAATAGGTACTCTTGATGCATTTGGAATTGATCCATATAAAGCATGGGACGAAGTACTCTATGCGAACATGAGAAAGAATGTAGGTGTTAAACCAGAAAGACCTAATCCAATGGGGTTGCCTGATTTAGTTAAACCAGACGATTGGGAAGCACCTTCACATAAAGGTAACTATGGTAAGCTTAACAATATTTGATTCGATATACGATAATAAAACAAATAAGAGAATGAACTATAACTCATTTGATGAGTTTGAACAAGTCTTATATAAATTATCCGAATCAACAAAATATCCAACCAAGAAAGATGCACCGCTTATAAGTCCAGCTACATATATACCCGATACAACTCGAGGTAATGATAATGTATTAGGTTGGGGTATGTGGTGTGCTCTTGATATAGATGATTTTGATGGTGATATTGAACAGATTAAAAAAGCTTATGGTGACTATAGATTTGTATGTTATTCAACAGCATCTTCTACAAAGAAGCAACCAAAGTTTAGATTGGTCTTTCCATTAAACAAAGATGTTGATAAAGAAAAGATTAAACATTTTTGGTTTGCACTAAACAAAGAAGTCGGTGATGTCGCCGATGCACAAACAAAAGACTTATCAAGAATGTATTATGTACCAGCTAAGTATGAAAATGCATTTAACTTTATCTTTTCACAAGATGGTAATATCATGGATCCAGACTTTCTTATGGACAAACATCCTTATGTAGTTCCTAACGAAAACTTCTTTGATAGATTACCTGAAGCAATTAAGAAAGGATTAATTGAGCATCGTAAAGGTCAACTCAATAACACAAACTATACTTGGAACAATTATCACGATTGCCCTTTTGTTAATCAAAAGCAAGTAGATGAATATAAAACAATCAATGGCACAGGTTGGTATGCAAAGATGTATCAGATCATGTGTACAATTGCAGGTAATGCTATGGGTAAAGGTTATCCAATCACCGCAAGAGAAGTAGAGTATCTTTGTAGAGAACTCGACGGTGATACCGGCAATTGGTATCTCAAACGAGATATGTATAAAGAAGCTGAAAGAGCAATTGAGTTTATCTTTAGAAATAATATATAAATATAGGAGAGAATTATGAAAATGTTAGCAGATAATGTATTGGTAACAGAGGTACCAACTGAAAGTAAAAGTACTGGTGGTATTATATTAACCGAATCAATAGACAATGCAAGTAAACCAGGATTGGTTTTAGCTGTAGGTTCAGGTGCAAATGGTCAAATTCAAAGTGGACAAAGAGTCTTTCTTGAGTGGGGCGAAGCAATGCCAGTCAATGTAGAAGGCAAAGCCGCCGTCATAATTAAATCTGAATATATCAGAGCAATTATAGGAGAAGAATAATGTACAGATATAAAGTAGAAGTCACAAGAATCGTAGATGGAGATACAGTTGATGTAGACCTAGACCTAGGATTTGGAATGGTTTATAAAAAGCAAAGAGTAAGAATGATGGGTATTGATACTCCAGAATCTCGTACTCGTGATTTAGAAGAAAAATTTTATGGTAAGCAATCAAAGGCTAACCTCATTAAAATATTAGATGGCAAAGAGGTACAATTAATATCTCACGATAAGGGTAAGTTTGGTAGAATACTAGGTGAACTCTTTATTGGTGATTCAGTGTATAGTGTTAATCAACAACAAATAGATGAGCATCATGCAGTACCATACTTCGGTCAATCCAAAGACGACACAGAACAGGGTCATCTATGGAACAGAGCTGCACTAAATGAACAAGGTATCATTTACGAAGCAAAATAAAACAGTTTACATTTGCTTAAAAATGTGTTATAATAGAATAATTATTATGGAGATATTATGAAAGAATCATTAAAAGTGTTACAAGAATGTGCAGAGCTTCAAGCTAAGAAATCACAAGACTATCAAAGTGACGAATCAACTGTTACTCAAGCCATGCATTATCGTAGAGGTGTAGATACCATACACGATATTATTCTCGGTAAAGTTGTTCGTGCAACATCATTATTAGAATCAGGCAATGAACCTAACTTTGAAAGCATAGAAGATACTTATAAAGATATGATTAACTATTGTTCTTTTGCAGTTGCTTATGCCAGAGGTAAAATGGAAGGTCAAGACCCTAACAGAGATATGTTTAACAAGAAGGTGAAAGATGTATCGGATCAGTAATACAGAAGATATCGCAAATGTTTTTAGAAATCACTTAACTGCTGAAAACTTTGTGCAAGATAAAACTGGTGTAAAAACCATTGAGATCATTGGTGCTAATTTTGTTGCTGATAAACCAGCAATCTTTGGTGAACCAAATGAAGAATACATTGAGCAAGAGTTGCGTTGGTATGATTCTAAATCTACTAACATTAATGATATATACGAAGATAGAGAACCACCACAAGCATGGCAATATTCAGCAAACAAACATGGTGAAATCAATTCTAATTATGGCCATTTGATTTGGTCTAGTAAATACTATAATCAATACAATAAAGTATTAAACGAGTTGCTCGAGAATCCAAATTCACGTAGAGCATGTATGGTTTATAATCGACCTAGTATATGGAAAGAATACAAAGAAAATGGCAAGAATGATTTTATTTGCACAAATGCTGTAACATATTATATTAGACATAATACATTACATGCAACTGTACAAATGAGAAGTAATGATGTGATGTTTGGTTATAGAAACGATTATGCTTGGCAAAAACATGTGTTTGATATGCTAAGAGACGATTTGTATTATCAAGGAGTACCACTAGAACCTGGCCATATTCATTGGCAAGTTCAAAATCTACATGTTTATGAGAGGCACTTCGACCTAGTTAAATGAAACAATTGTGGCACGATTACATGGGCAATTCAAAAGAATGGCAAGATTCATCTACAGGGTGGGTTAACACTATGACCAAATCAAAAGAAAACAAAGAAGAATACAAAAAGTATTTAGAAGTAACAAAAGATCCAATCCCTTATAGAGATTGGTTAAGGGAGATATATGTGGGATAAAAGATATATTGGTTTAGCCAAACACATTGCTACCTGGAGTAAAGACCCAAGTACAAAGATTGGTGCAGTTGCAATTGGTGAAAAAGGCCAAGTACTTGCACAAGGATATAATGGATTCCCTAGAGGTATTACTGATTCTGACGATAGGCTAATGGATAGAGAAACAAAATACAAATATGTAGTTCATGCAGAAATGAATTGCATATATAATGCTACATATAATGGAGTATCACTTCAAGGTGCTACGATATATATTTATGGTTTACCCGTTTGTCATGAATGTGCAAAGGGATTAATCCAAGTCGGAATAAAAAGAGTAGTATATAAGTCCGATATGATTCCAGCAAAATGGGCAGAAAGTAATAAACAAACAATAGAATTATTTAGTGAGGCAGACATTAGCTATGAGCGCATTTGATCCAAAAGAAATACAAAACAGTAAAAGAATTTTTAAATCAGCAACACCAAAGTATGATATAAGTTGGTATATAAAATGGATAGCATCTATTTTTATTTTATGCGCACTATCAGTGAGAGGTGTTGATGGCTACCAGATGTATGATTTAATATTATCTATCTTTGGTATTGCAGGCTGGCTAATAGTTTCAATCTTATGGAAAGATAGAGCTCTATTAGTATTAAATGGTGTTGGCCTTATCTTTTTATTAAGAAATCTATTTACTGTTTTAGCATGACAAAAAGAGAAGAAGCTTTAGTCATAACCATGGAAGAATGTGGTGAGCTTATTCAAGCTTGCAGTAAAGTTATCAGAACAAAAGAAGATACCAAATACATGAGAAATCTACAAGACGAAATTGGTGATGTGATGTGTATGATAGAAATTTTAAAAATGAGTGGCTTAGTAACCGATAAACAAATAGAAGATCGCATGGAAGTGAAAAAGAAAAAATTAATGAAATGGAGTTTATTATATGAAAATAGTAATACCAACATATAAAAGACCCGACGGTCAATTAGATATTTTAGAAAACGGGTGGATACCTGAAAGTTATTATCATAATGTTTATGTTTGTATCAGAAATACTATAGAAGAGTACGAGAGATATAAACACCTAGAAGATAGAGTTACTTTAGTTCCATTAGATTTACCAGAAGATTCTGGCATACCAGAAAAAAGAGATGCAATATGTCGTCACTTTGCTGGTGAGAAAATATGGATGTGTGATGATGATATTAAAATTGTATCTACACATTTAAGAGACGACAAAGGTTATATTATCAAAGATAAAACATTAAGTCGAGCATCTTTTAATATGTTAATTTCAACAGCCAATGAATTACTAGATGAACATCCATTTGGTGTAGTAAATACTGGATTCTTTCCACACGATAAAAAGAAACATCCTATTGCATTAAATCGTTGGGGTGCATTTAATTCTTTTATTAATTTAAGTAAACTAAATGCAGATGATCTAGGTTATACAAGAGTGAAATATTACGAAGATATCGCTGCTTGGTTAAGTGCTATAGATATAGGGTATGACAATTTTTCTATATTTGGATGGTTGTTAATTATCGGAAAAGAAAAGAGTGGTGGTAATGTGGCAGCAAGAAACGAAGATACAATGGAAGAAGCATCTCAAAAGCTTCATGCATTATATCCAGATCATATTAAACTACAAAATAAAGCAGTAGATAAAAAGAATAATAGAAGAGTGTATTTAAAAGTTATGCCAAAAGGCGTACCAAAATATTTAAAAGATTTAGAAGCATCTATTGACATCTAACTAAAAACGTGTTATAATATATTAATTATGGTTGATAAGAAAATCGCAATAGTATTCGGCAAAGGCCTTGATGGCTGTGGTGTCGAAAAGTTTGGTTATGAATGGCAAAGATATGATCCAGAAAATATCGATGTCTTTGCATTAAAAGAAAGAGCATTCAATCGTGGTGGTACACATATCACTGACTATACAGAATTTAAACCAGACGAAATGTCAACCATTGCAGAAAGATTAAATAAAGATTATGATATTGTAATTATTAATTCTTATCCAAGTCCATTACATTCACAAAAGACTGTAACTAGTTTTTATCGTGATCTAATACTAAAAATAGATAAACCAATTCTAGTAAGTATGATGCATGAGATTATACAATCTAATTATGATCGTATACCATTACAGGTTGCGATCTCAAATGCTGCAGATGTAGTATTTAATTTTTCTACCCATACTAACTATGCAAAAGATATGGCAAGAATACTTACCAATAAAAAATTAGGTGAACGTATTGCTAGAATGAAATTACCATTAACACTAGATGATTTTCAGAAATGGAGAGTTACACACGATCAAAAGAAAAGAAGATGCATCTATGCAGGTCGTTGGTCATCTATGAAACAACCTAATGTTATAATCGAACTATGGGAAAGAGATAAAGACTTTCATTATGCATTACATGGTATTGAAAAATCTATTGGTGCTAAGTTTGATGTTATTGACCCTTGTGATTATTTTAGAAAATATACAGGTACATATAACTATGAATCAGAAAGATGCGAATGCTTTGGTGAGTTTGATTACAATCAAGGTATGACACTTATATCTGAATCTATGTTTGGTTATAGTGGATTCCATCTTCCAAAGATGCCACATAATTATGGAGATAGATTTGAATATGCTCAGATGGAAATAATTGCATGTGGTACAGTTCCTATATTTGATATGCACTATGCAAATCATAATAAAGCAACTGATGGTAGTCTATTTGCAGATCACCCTATTGCAATATGGAATGATCGTACTAATTTAGATATGACAATAGATTTAATACATACGGTGGCAGATGATTCAACTACTTATTCTCAATACAATAAAGATGGTTTAGAGTTTCTGCATCAAGAAGCAGAATCAAGTGTAGTTATACCTGGCATGATAGAACATATTTGCACTATGGGTAAACAAGAAGATAAATGGAATACACAAGACTTACTCAGAGAAGTCTACAAGACAGAAGAAGCATACGAAGAGTTTAATTATCTTTTAAATAATAAGATAGCAGCTCTTGGCGTAAAAGAAATAGACAATGGTGATCTAAGTTATTTTGAAAAGAAAGCTAGATTAATACACAAGAACATAAGTGAATTGAATACACAATCATTGGAGGATTTCTTTGGATAGTATAGTAATAGATATTGACGATACAATTTGTTATACCAAGCATGCGTATAAAGATGCTAAAACAAAATATGGTGAAGCATTACCAAATTTAAAAGTTATTAAAGGTATACGTAAACTTAAATCAAAAGGGTTTAAGATTATATTACATACAGCTAGAAGAATGTTAACCTTTGATGGTGACATAAATAAAATAATAGATGATGTCGGAGACATAACAACTGATTGGTTAGAGAGGCATGAGGTGCCCTACGATGAATTGGTTTGGGGTAAGCCTTATAGTTCTACCTTTTATGTCGACGATAAAGCAATGAATTTAAATGAGTTTATAGAATGGACAGATCATACAATTTAATAATACCAGCTGCTGGAGCAGCAACAAGATTAAGACCTCTATCATCTAACACATCCAAAGTGATGGTTCGTGTTAATGGTAAGCCTTGCCTTGATTACATCATAGAGGCCGTCAACGGTGAAGTTGACGAAGTAATCGTTGTGGATGGAAAGTTCAATGATATTCGCGAGTATTGTGCACTTAAACATCCAAAGGTAAGGTTTGCTAATCAGCCATCGTTTGATGGACCAAGAGATGCAATTAAAATTGGAATGGAAGCTTTAAAAGACCCTTCAAAACCAGTTGTTGTTTGGTTGGGTGATGCAATCATTTTAGAAAAGGGTATGCCTTTAGGTCATGACTTTCTATTAACTAAAAGAGTAACAGATCAATCAGCATGGTGCATGTGGGATGGTAGAAATTATTATAATAAACCTAAACAACCAGTAGAAGATTGCAATGCTCTTGTTGGTTTATATTCTTTCAGTTATGGTAAAGATGCACTTAATGCTTTTAAACATACAGATGGATATGATATATCAGATGCTTTAGAGCATTATACAATGGATTCAGACAATAGGTTTGCCGAATATATTACAGATGAATGGTATGACATTGGAGACTTACCAACATATTATAAAACATGTGCAGCTCTACTTAATACAAAAGCTCGTGCATTTAATAACTTACACTTTAATTCTGATTTAGGAACAATAAGAAAACAACCAACCTATCACGATAAAGATTCAATCAGTATTTTAAAACATGAAAAAGAATGGTACGATGAACTTACACCAGAGCAATCTATGTTTACACCTAGAATATTACCACATCCAGTTGATTTGATTATGTCATACGAAAGTGGTACATTACTAAGTGATTTAATGTTATATGATAATATACCAAATAGTCATTGGGATTATATCCTAGACAGAATCTTTAATATTAAATTAAAATATTTTAATGCTAGAGTTACTGATCCAAATTATATTGAAAAATTTAGTTCGATATCAAAAAAAATGTGGGTAGATAAAACAAACAAAAGATTAATGGATCAATCTTTAATCTTTCCAACTACACATATTAATTTGCTAAAAAATTATGCAGAAGAAATATACAAACATACAACCCCTATATTTGGTATGCATGGTGATTTGCATTTCGGTAACATATTATATAATCAACAAACAGATCAATTTAAACTATTGGATCCAAGAGGAGACTATGGTGGAATGAGCGGTACAGCTGGCGATAACATATATGATTGGGCAAAGCTTGCTCATGATTGTGTTTATGGTTATAATGCAATTGTTGCAGATGTACCACAGAACGAATATGTGAAAGAAGCATTTATTCGTAAATTAGACGAGTACGATTTACCTAAAGATACTATTCTTAAAGGTGGATTATTATTATTGGCCACATGTATACCATTACATTATGATGATGCGGCTAGACAAAAAAGAATGAAAAAGAGGATAATAAATGAATTATAGTTCTATTATACCACTGATAGGTGGAGAGAGTGTTGCGGTAATGAATGTGTTAAACGGACAATTACCAGAAGAGGTTTTATCTTATACTGGTTTTGCAGATAACGATAGTCATTACATTAATTATTTAAGAGAAAAGAAAAATTGGAAAGGCGAATATACTTTCCTAGATGAAAACCCCAATCATAAACCGAAGAAGGTTGATGTAGTAAATACAGTTTGCCCTTGTGCAGGTCTTTCATCACTATCACAACATAGCGTTCGTAATGAAGGTCACAATGACTGGATGTTTGAATCGTCAAGATTTGTGTTAGGAAAAATACAACCTAAAGTCTTATGGGGTGAGAACGCTCCAAGACTTGCTATGGAACCCGGTAAAGAAGTGGTAGCTCAACTCAGAGAAATTGGAAAAGAATTTGGTTATACACTAAGTGTTTATAAAACAAAATCATTAGTTCAAGGTTACAGTCAAATAAGAGATCGTGCATTCTATTTCTTTTGGAAAGGCGATAAGGTACCATTATTAGATTACATATCAAGACCTCACCAAAAAATAGAGGACCTATTAACATCAGTCAAAAACGTTAAAGGCGATCCTATGAGTGAAGTACCTAATCAAAAGAAACCATCCGACGATCCAGTATATAAGTATTTCTTAAATAAAACTGGAATGACACATGCTGAATTCGTTGCAGCATTACCTCAACCAAATATGAATCTATATGACTATATGGATTTTATTGGTAATGAAACTAAAGGTGGTTCTGGTAAGACTTATGCTGGATGGTACGAAGTATTAGAACACGTAAGTAAAAACGAAGATGAACTCTCTGGTAGATGGGCAAAGAGTTTACAAAGAATGATCGATAAACAAAAGGCAGGTGGTAGTGTAATGCGTAAGAGTACACAATTTCCTAAAGACTTTATTGGAGCCTTTGTTGGTCATTATCCATCTATGCTTACACATCCCACAGAAGATAGATTCCTTAGTTATAGGGAAATGCTATCTATCATGTATTTACCTGAGGATTTTGAATTATTAAATCCAAAGAGATTTACCAACCATATATGTCAGAACGTGCCTGTGAAAACAGCCGAAGACATGATGGAACAGGTCGTTAAATTCTGTGAGAATAAACTAGATTTAATTGATACTGATTATATTCTACAAGACAACAAAAGAAAAGTCCATGAATATGCACAAAACAGTTTACAATTAGACCAGTTTATGATATAATGACCATATTAAATATAAATAATAAAGGAGTGATATTATGCCAAGTATTGATTTACGACCAAGCAAGAGACATCCAAAAGACAAGCGTCCTTCAAGACCTATGCCTTTTGATGTAGCTTTAAGAAAATTTAAGAAAGCCTGTGAGAAAGCAGGTATCGTGCAAGAGGTTCGTAGAAAAGAATTCTATGAAAAACCAACTGCAAAAAGAAAAAGAAAAAAGGCCGAGGCAAGATCAAGACATCTTAAGCAATTAAGAATGGATCGAGCAATGGGCTTTCCAGAAAGAAGGAGGACTAGATAATGTCTATAATGGATAAATTGAAAAAGAATAGTAAAGTAAAAAGTACTGATATATTATCAGAATCTATACTGTTCGGAGAAAAGGATATGATTCCTACAGATGTGCCTATGGTAAACGTTGCTTTATCAGGAGATATGGACGGAGGCTTGTCATCAGGTCTTACAGTATTGGCAGGGCCATCTAAACATTTTAAGACAAGTTTTGCTTTACTTATGGGTTCAGCCTATATGAAGAAATATCCAGAAGCTGTTATGCTTTTCTATGATTCAGAATTTGGTTCTCCACAGAACTATTTTGAATCTTTTGGTATTGATACAGATAGAGTATTACATACACCAATTCAAAACGTTGAAGAATTAAAATTTGACTTAGTTAGCCAATTAGAAAATATTGAAAGGGACGATAAAGTAATTATTGTAATCGATTCAATTGGTAACTTAGCATCCAAAAAAGAATTAGAAGATGCACTGAATGAAAAATCAGTTGCTGATATGACAAGAGCTAAAGCATTGAAGGGATTGTTCCGTATGGTCACTCCTTATCTCACTATGAGGAACGTCCCTTTGCTTGCTGTTAACCATACATATCAAGAAATAGGATTATTTCCTAAAGCAATTGTATCAGGTGGTACAGGTATTTATTACTCAGCTGATAACATTTGGATTATTGGTAGACGTCAACAGAAAAAAGGTACTGATGTTACAGGATATCACTTTATAGTTAATGTAGAGAAATCAAGGTTTGTAAAAGAAAAATCTAAAATCCCAGTTGAAGTTACTTGGGAAGGTGGTATTGCATCCTATGGTGGATTACTTGATGTAGCCTTAGCAGGTGGATATGTAACTAAACCAAATGTTGGTTGGTATGCAAGAGTCGATAAAGCTACAGGTGAGATTGAAGATGGTAAGGTTAGAGAAAAAGATACTAAGACTAAAAAGTTCTGGGATCCAATCTTTAAAGATACAGACTTCAAAGAATTTGTAAAATCTTATTATTCTATTGGCCATAAGCCATTGCTTGACATTGACTTAGACATGGCCATGGAGGAATAGATGATGAAGATATGGAAAATGTTTCATAGGTTTATGAAATCTGGAAGAATAAATAAAGTTGTTAAGATGATAGATAAAAGATGATAACTGAAGCAGATTATACATTTATAGAAAACCCTTCGCATCCACTACATGGTGTTAAATACCTAAGTGGTGATTTTAAAGATGTGACGGTAATTTATGGAACAGTAAAAATCAAGGAAACTCCTGAGCTTGGAATGGCGAGCTTAGGTTTTACCTTTCAGATATTGGATCCAGCAGATCACACAGTAGATGAACTAAACGAAAGTGAAAGTTTTAAAGATTATATGGGTAGAGTATTACAGCATATAATTGAAAATAATTTAGAGGATATGAAAATTGGAACAGCTACAAACACACATACTGAGCCACCTTCTCAATAACGAAGAGTATTGCAGAAGAGTAATTCCTTTTATCAAGAAGGAATATTTTGAAGGTTCACACAAAACAGTTTTTGATCTAATCGTTGCATTTGTTGGTGCACATAATAAATTACCAACAAGCAAAGTATTAGAATTAGAACTCAGAAAGATCAATGCACACGAAGATGTATTGAATCAAGCATCTGTATTAATTACAGAGATCAATAATAAGTCAGACGTTGATACTGACTATCTTATACAAGAATCAGAAAGATGGTGTAAAGAACGTGCAGTTTATAACGCTATCATGGAATCTATACAAATCATAGATGGTAAAGATGGAGAAAGAAGTGAAGGTGCTATACCTGAAATACTATCTTCTGCATTGGGTACATCGTTTGACCAAGCAATTGGCCATGACTATGTTGATAACTCGGAAGAACGATTTGACTTTTATAATAAAAAAGAAGATCGTACACCATTTGATTTAGATTACTTTAATAAAATTACAAAAGGTGGATTACCTAACAAGACTTTGAATATTGCTCTTGCCGGGACTGGTGTTGGTAAATCTTTGTTTATGTGTCATTGTGCTGCATCAGTCCTGGAACAAGGCAAGAACGTATTATACATTACAATGGAAATGGCAGAAGAAAGAATTGCAGAAAGAATAGATGCAAATCTTATGAACCTACCTATTGAAAGATTAGGCTCATTACCTAAAAATGTATTTGATGAAAAGATACAAAAGATTGCAAAATCATCTATTGGTAAACTTATAATAAAAGAATATCCAACAGGTGCTGCACATACTGGTCACTTTAGAGCTTTACTAAATGAATTAAAGCTTAAGAAAGATTTTAAACCAGATATAATATACATTGATTACCTTAACATTTGTTCTTCCAGCCGCATGCGTGGGTTAGGTGGAAGTATAAATAGTTATTCGTATATCAAAGCAATCGCGGAAGAACTTCGTGGATTGGCTGTGGAATTCAATGTTCCAATAGTTTCGGCTACACAGACGACGAGGTCTGGATTTAGTAATACTGACGTCGGACTAGAGGATACATCTGAATCATTTGGTTTACCAGCAACTGCTGACTTGATGTTTGCTATAATAAGCACAGAAGAGTTAGAAGAATTAGGGCAGTTACTGATAAAACAATTGAAAAATCGATATAACGATCCTACAAAATATCGCAGATTTGTGATTGGAGTGGATCGATCTCGTATGAAACTTTATGATGTGGAAGAGTCGGCTCAGTCTGATATTATGTCAGACATGATTCCCGATAAACCAATAAACAAATTTGGCGAAAGAGAACAACCAGACTCTTTCACAGATTTTAAAGTATAATAAAATAAGGGAGAAAACTTATGGATATGATTAAGAATTGGGTATTAAGCAGATGGTCTGAAAGGACCACTTGGGACGGCGGTGTTATCATCGGCGTTAGTTTATCATACATCCTTCTAGGAGGATTAGTTGATTGGCTAGCTTATGTTGCCTTAGCTTATGGTGTATACACACTAGTAAAAGCAGAATTATAACATAATCATGGGGAGCGTTCAGCTCCCCTTTTTAATTGTGACAATTGTGTGACAATTTCAAAAAACCGTTGACAAACCTCTTAAACTATGATACTATAATCATATATCATTAAGAAAAGGAGTTAATAATGAGCAATATAATAAATGAACAAATACTTGAGGATCTAGCTCAAGAGATAGACAATATGTCTGGTAGATGTATTGTAAACGAGGTGTTAGGTAGATCAGCACCTTATAGTAATAATCCACCATCATCTGATTCGTGGGACGAATTTTTCGCTTTTGCTGATATGAATAGTTTTAAAAACAGGCTAATGAAAAAAAGGTTTGAGGAGATGTGCAGATGAATGAATACGAAATTAGAGACAAGGTTGGTGCTCCAACCATAGCTGAAGAGCTAGAAGCAGAAGCAAGAGCACAAAGAAATGAATGTGTATGCGGTACAATAGATTGTGCAACCGAATACTCATGTCACACAATGGGATGGTAATATGAAAGCAATATTAAACGAAAAAGAATATAAAGAGTTCACTCAAAAAGTGGATATCTGTAGTACTAAGGGAACTGAGGTTCCTCATGTAGTAACACATAATAAAGAATCCAAGACCTTTGAAGTAGAACTTCTAGGTAATCCAGATTTATCACATTTAGATAGTTTAACGGAAGTGTGATGGAAGTTATGCTAATTATATTCTTTATTTGCGTTATAGGTTGTGGTTACACATCTTTCCAATTAGGATATAAACAAGGCGTAAGAACTGGTGCAGAAAATACTGTCGATGTCTTACACGAAAATAAAATCATTCGCTATAATCACAAAGGCGAAATCAGACCTTACAACAAGTAGTTGACAAAAACTGAAATCTCTGTTATTATAAATAGATTAATACAAATGGAGATAACATGATTAGGTTTAAATCTTATATATACGAAGCCAGTCTAGCTGGTAATACAACTAAACATAAAAGAAAAACGGCTAATAAAAGTTCAGGTGCTTGGTATCAATATATAGAATTGAATCCAGACTTAAAAACATTAAAAATGGAAGCTCCATCTTTTCTTTATCAATTAGATGGTACTTTATCTGGTGAAGAAATTAAAAAAGGTGAAGAAGTAGAAATAATTGGTCGTGAAGAAAAAACATTAACAGCAAACTCAAGAGGTTCTTTATTAGCACATATAAAATATAAAAGAAAAGAATATAGAGTACCTCTTACAAAAATATTAAAGCCATCAGGTAAAGAAGTTAAACCTATTGAAGCAAACCTTGATGATAAAGAAAAACCAGGTGTCTTTGCAAACTTCAAAGCAGGTCATGGTCACGAATCACAATTCGTTCAAAGATGGATTAATAGTTCTGGAACCCTATGGGAATTCCAATATAAAGGTAAAGAATATAAAATTACTTATATAGGTGCACCTCAAACTAAAACAAGAGGTAATCCAAAAACAGATGTTGCAATAGAATTAGATAGTAAAATACCAGGTTATGGTGATAAACTTTATTATAGTTTAAAAGATGAAAATGCAACATACTTTGAAAATTGGATGTTACCTTCTAGGTTTGAAAAATTATTTGGTAAAAAATCTAAAGCCTATATTGAAGATGCTTATAAGCAATTAAATAAAAATAATAAGATAGGTGGTTCAGGATATAAATCAATAACCGTTTGTTCTTTTGTTAAAAGCAAACCATACAATGGTCCTAAGTTAGATACAAAACAAAACATAGAAGCACTATCAGGTGCAGGTAAATTTGGTAAAACTGATGCAACTGCAAATATCTTTTTTGCCGGTGCAGTACCAGATACCATAGCAGAAATAATTGAAGCTTCTAGTACAGTAAAAGATATGGCCAAAAAGGCAGACCTTGGTATATCATTTAGAGGCTCAAACGATATTAAAACTTCTTCTATCTTTATTAAGAATGATGAAGGTGGTTGGGATATAAGAGAAAATTGGATAGACCAAAAAGGATTTAAACTAGATAAGAGCATGGGCCAAAGTAAATGAAAAATTTTACAAACTATTTTGAAGAGGCTCGCAATATGGTTTTTAAACCTCAGGCTGAATTAAAACCAGCTAAATACGAGAACCTAGAAATATTTGTAGAAGGTTGGCAAGAAATACAATTACCGACGCCACCAAATGAAGAAGTTGAAATTGATAAAGTTATCTTAGCAGTACAACAATCTACTGATCAAGATAGAGCAGAATATAAAAATTGTGATGAAGATGCATCATATTATATAAAAGAGTATATGGACAAGAAAGGTTTAGAATATGAAATGAAAAATATAGAATACATTGAAGAGCAATGCGTTCCTATTATTAGACATTACAAAAATTATTATAATAGACCAAGACCATATCAAGTAGCAAAGAAGATGAATAAAGTATTAAATAGATTTAGTACTGATTCTGCAAGTACACCTGCATATCCATCAGGTCATACTACACAGCCATTCATCGTTGCATATCATTATGGAAAACTATATCCAGAGCATAGAGATCAACTCTTAGAGGCTGCTAAAATATGTGGATATGGAAGAGTAATCGCAGGTTTACATTATCCATCAGACTATGAGGCTGGTGTATTACTTGCAAAGAAACTTATGGAACATATGAACCATGATAAATTTTAATACTTATTTAACCGAAGCAAAAAATACTCACATGACACACATTGAGGATTTAGTGCTAGACGGTGGAGTTAAGGGGGCCCGCCAGGCTATTCTTGCACTGAGATCGATGCGAGATATGTTGAGCGGTAATGTGAAAGCACCAATAGACATTACCACAAAGTGGGACGGGGCTCCCGCCTTATTCGTAGGAACTGATCCAAGTGATGGTCAGTTCTTCGTAGCGAAGAAAGGTATTTTTGCCAAAACACCTAAAGTGTATAAGAATCATGACGATATTGATGCAGATACATCTGGTGACCTTAACAAAAAGCTTAAGTTGGCATACGATAAGTTAAAAGACCTTGGTATTAAAGACGTAATACAAGGCGACTTTATGTTTGAAAAGAAAGATTTAAAAGACGAAAAGATAAATGGTGAAACACATACAACCTTTCACCCAAATACAATTGTCTATGCCGTTCCTAAAACATCTAACTTAGGTAAAGCAATTAATAAAGCTGATATCGGAATTGTTTGGCATACTAAATATTCAGGAACAACATTTGAAAATATGACAGCAGAGTTTGGTGTAGATATTGTAAAAGATATTCCAAAGAAAACATCAAAGGTATGGATGGTTGATGCAACCCTTCGTGATCTCTCTGGTACTGCAACATTAACAGATAAGGAAACAACACAATTAAATGCGAACTTATCAGCAGCTGGTGCTACATTTAGAAAAATATCAGCTGGTGTATTAAAAGATATAGAAGAAAATAAAGAACTTAACTTAATCTTAAATATATACAATAATGTTGCAGTAAGAAAAGGCACGAGAATAAAAAATACTAAATCTCATGCTACTGGTTTAATACAATATGTGAAGAGTAGGTATGCAAAAGAGATAGATAAAAGGTCGTCAGATAAAGGAAAACAAAAACAAAAAGACAATCGTGATGAATTATTAAAGTTTTTTAGTTCAAGTAATGTAAAAAACTTAAAATTAATCTATGATTTACAGAATTATTTGATTAATGGCAAATTAATTATTATAAATAAACTAAACGAACTATCAAAAATTGATACATTCGTTAAAACAAAATCCGGGTTTAAAGTTACCGGCGTAGAAGGCTTTGTAGCTATAGACCAAACGGAAGGTGGAGCTGTTAAATTAGTTGATAGAATGGAATTCTCAACTAATAATTTCAGCGCTGATATTATAAAAGGCTGGGATAATCCTGGCTAATGGGAAACCGAGGATATAAATGTCGATACAATCATTTAGTGATTATGTAGTTGAGTCGAGTAAAGAAGTAACCTTTACTTTTGGAAGATATAATCCACCAACTATTGGTCATGAAATATTATTTAATAAACTGAAAGCAGTTGCCCGTGCTGGCAACTATCGCGTGTATGCTTCACAAACAGAAGAAGCAAAAAAGAATCCTTTACCATATAAAGATAAAATAAAATTTCTAAGAAAAATGTTTCCAAAACATGCTAGAAATATAATACAAAACACTAGTGTTAAAAATGTATTTGATGTTCTAGTTAATTTATATGATGAAGGCTTTAAAAGAGTAACAATGGTTGTTGGCTCTGATAGAGTAAAAGAATTTGAGATATTAATAAACAAATACAACGGACTAAAGGGAAGACACGGTTTTTATAAACTAAATCTTAACGTAGTAAGTGCCGGTGAGAGAGACCCGGATTCAGATGGTGCCGATGGCATGTCAGCCTCGAAAATGAGAATGGCCGCTCAACAGAATGACTTGAAGTCATTTAGCGATGGATTACCGAAAAACTTTAAAGGGACTGAAGATTTATTTAATGCTGTACGTATAGGTATGGGATTAACAGAAAGTAAATCTTTCAGGAAGCACATAGAACTTCCACCTGTTTCTGAAACAAGGGAAGAATATGTAGAAGGCAGTCTCTTTAAGGTTGGTGATCTAATTCAAATAAAAGAAGATGGAGCTCGAGGTAAGATTATACATTGTGGTTCTAATTATTTAATGATCGAATCAAACAATATAAGAAAAAGAGTTTGGTTAGATGCTGTAGAAAATATACAAGAGTATAATGAAATAGGTACAGCTAAGACATTAAGAAAATATCTTAAAATGACTCCACAAAGAGAAGGTCAAGACCCAGATATAAAAGATAGAAAGGGCACACAACCAAAAGGTTATTTTGCTAAAGATGCAGAAGGTAAGAAGATGGCTAAGTCTACAAAGGCTGCAAGAGATAGACACTTTAAGAAAGGTGCAAAGATGGACGATGATAATCCAGCAGCTTATAAGCCAGCACCAGGTGATGCTACAGCAAAAACAAAACAATCAAAACACACTAAAAAATTCAAACAAATGTATGGAGAGATGGCAGATCATCTCACGTTTGAAGATTTTATAATTAACGAACAAGACGCTGATTCAGCTCTCAAAAAGAAAGCTGATAAGTCTGGTATGCCTTTAGGAATACTTAAACAAGTATTTAAGAGAGGAGTAGCAGCATGGCGTACAGGACATAGACCAGGAACGAATTCAGTACAATGGGGATTAGCACGAGTTAATTCTTTTGTAACAAAATCATCTGGAACATGGGGTAAGGCTGATAAAGATTTAGCCGCTAAAGTAAGAGGATAAAAAAATGAAATTTAAAGATATAAGAGAAAAATATAGAAGTAAGTTCCCGACTTCTCTCGTTGCAGCAGCAGTTAAGATTGCTCTTGACATGGGCGGCAATATGACAGGGGCGTATAAAAAAATTGAAGCTATGAAACGTGGGTTAGGGGACGATCCTGCAGTGAAAGATGCTTTAAGATTAGCAAATGAGTCAGTAAGTGAAGACTTTGCTCCAAGAGCTTTAAACTCTCTAGGTGCAAAAAATTATTCAATGACTTTCACTAAAGCTCAACCAAAAAGTTTAGCTAAGTTTTTGAGTATGATAAAAGGTCAAGAGAAATTTGGCGCTGGAATAAAAGTAAAAAATGTTAAGAAAGGCGTAAAAGGTTCTACCATTGTGAATTTCACATCAGGTAGCAATTTACAAATTACAGCTCTTCAAAATGCTTTGAATAAAATAATGGACCAATTTAATGAATCTTTTTCTAATACACAAGAAAGTCTTGCAGCTCTTGAAGAAAAAGTAATTACCTTTGGTTATACCTTTTTTGATACAAAGAGCTTAAACTCTTTTATGAAAAAAGCACTTAAGTTAAAAGGACTTACAATTATAGATAGTGACAAAAAAGCAGGTGGTCATTTCGTAGTTAAAGTACAAGGTGAAAAGAACGTTGTAGCTCAAGCTAATTCATTAGCAATTCAAGCTCAAAGTGAATCTGTAAAAAAGCTTGAAGCCACTTCACAAAATGAATCTGTAGAAGTGGTAACTGAAGCATATTCTAAAAATTTAACTGATAAAGATGTAGATGCTCAATTTAAATCCATGAGAGACCCTG